CTGAAGCCTAATCAAAATAGCAGAAATTTGACCTTTCTCGGAGTACCTTTGACATAGATCAATCATCCGTCTGATGTCGAGCTGGTAAGTAGCTGAGAATATTACTCAGTCCTTCTTTAATGCCTTCCCATATTTCCAAGCGAGATCAACCCATCTTGACATTGATGATCGGTTCCGGTCTTCATGCTTTACCTTGAACTCATCCAGCTTGTCTTTGTCTGTTATGGATTCAAGCGCATCATCGAACGTCTTACGATCTTCAATGCTCCCGTATGCAAACGATAGATAGCATGCTGATATCTTATCCTTGTTTAACTCTACAAATTCATCTGTTGAGCAGCCTAGATGTTCATCAGCTGTCTTTTGTGGGTCAGGATTAAACAGCATTAATGATGGAATGTCTATTTGATTTCCATTTTCACCAGTGCGTCTGCATCCGGCTTGACCGTTGCCCAAATGCACAGCGCACAGAAATGCAATCTTATCATCATCTGCCTTGAATGTGATTGGATCGCTTGGTGTTATCAGTTCATAGATGTTCATCTATTCCTTTCTTTAATTTATCGCAGGTGATTGACGATTACAAGGAAACAACAACTTGTGCCCCCTATCCATAGACCCGATTCTTCATGCTTAGCTATCACTGGCCCAGATCTCCCTACATCCAGCCTGATTTAACTCAGTTTCCTCTATTTCAAACGTGTGGTAATCGTCCTGTTCTTCTGACTTGGCTTCCGCCGCACCTGCAAGCGCTTTATCTTTGGTGTCATATACACCATGAATACCCTGCATATATACACCATGTCTTTCAAAATATAGAGTTTCATTGTTATTTACCTTCCATCCCTACCGCCTTGTGAATGATATCGTGATAGGGTAGCCAAATGATGGCCGCTTCTCTCTTCGTTGCTCCATGGCTTATGCATTCACCCTTATTCGGTTCCAGCAATCTGCATTCAAATGGCCGGTCTTTGTCTGGCAACACGCATCCTTCATCAGCCAGGAATATACATTGTCCAGACCATGCACCATGGAAGATTGAATCAATTCCCTTGATCTTTGGTCTTATGAAATAAGCTTGATAAAGTTCCCGCTTGCCTGTTGGATCACCTTCCCACCAATCAACTGCCCAGTTTCCGGATTGAAATGCTTCTATAAGACCTTTTAATATATCCAGTCCGAAATCCACAGGGAGCGCACAACCTGGTAATGACTTGCAACACGCCCCACCGCATTCGGTGCATAGTTGTTTATTAAGGTAATTTGTCTTCATAATTAATCAGTATGATCTTTTTTGGCTTTGTATCGCGTTTCTGTTTCCACATTTTCAACTGCAACCAACAAATCAGCGTATGAATCAAACCATTGTGTTATCATCCTACGCATCAGTCCGGATTGTTCTCCTTTTGACCACAGACCAAATATAGGAACTCCCTTACCCCAAGCCGCTCCTATTTCGGCCCACGCATCGGATCCGGACGGTGAAATGTAAATAACCAAGTCAGACAAGGTTGCACCATCGGTGTCGTAAATGAAAGAAAAGGATCCTCTTGGGCTCCATATCCAGTCAGTGAAATCCATGGGTTTTTGATCTTCGTCAAGCGCTTCATGTCCTTTCTGTTCTCCATGGCTGTTTTCAATGAAGCTCAATACTTCATGATTCTCTTGTCTGAGAAGAGCTGTCAGCATTTCAACCGCATGCTGGTTCTTCCAGCTGCTTGCTATGTATATTCTCATTATCCTCTTTTATTCTAAATCCTAGACAGATTTTATCATTGTGCTGTCTGTCTCGGCGTCTGATTTTGTCATATGATGAAATGCACTTTCCACAGAGCCAGTACTCACCTTCATATTCATAGAATCTGCAAGTGATACACTTTCCGTTGGTGCTGCTTATTACTGTATAAATCGACATAAATTAGCTGTTTCCCAGGCTTTTTTGTAATGCGTTTTCCATCTCTTGAATCTCATGCTTGGATGGCGGGTAAATGATTTCTATTTTTACGTAATATTCAGAAGAGCTCTGGCTGATGATCTCATTTATTTTTAAAATTCCGACTGTGTGTCGATTCCCAAAACTAACAGTTATCTCTCTTGATTCAATCTTTTTCAGATAAATCAAATCTTCATTATTGCACAATAGATGGAATTTACGCTCAGTCATATCATAATTCCGGCCATCTAAGACAATCTTTGTGATTTCACCGCTTTTCATCTTTGTTTAATGGTTTTAGGTTTTAATTTAATCCTTGACTGCTTTTAGATAGTCGGCTTTGCACTGATCGCATTTGATATTACGGCAAGTGTTTTCATCGAATTCAATTTTTACTGGTTCGCCCTCATCCAAATATACCCAACACTGTCCATATTCAGAATCAAAATGACCGCAGCATTTCCAGTTTCGCCGTGTTTTTGGATCGCGATAATCACAAAATTCAAGGTCGCCAAAAACTTCAATTTCGGGTCTTGTTTTCATTCCGCCCTTAATGGTTTGAGATTTTCAAGGGTATTGAAAAAAACTGGTATTGTTCCGGCGCCGGCCTCGTCATATCCCTTTTTAAATTCGAGCCACATTTCAAGTCTTCCATTTTCATGGCCTTTTTTTATTATTCGAGTTACCCACTTATCCGGATTACTAACAATTCCATGGTAATCAAATCGTCCGCTTTGCGATCCAAAGATTTCTTCTTTTATATCATCAACTGTCAAAACTTTGGATGCCGCTCGAATAATTTCACCCATTAGGATTTCCAATGCCGCAATTGATGCATGTGGTTTGCAATAATATTTCCCGTCAATACGATAACTGGAAAAGCGCTCACACTGCTTATTTGTCTCTGCAGTATCACTGCGGTAATTCGCTTTTCTTTGTGCTTGACATCGTTCCATTATGAGTCTGATCTCGGGATGAACCAGATCTAGGATTTCAGTCATTATTCTCATTCCTGATATCGAAAGCACAATCAATATTTAAAAAGTGTATCTCTCCCTGTTGCTTAATATTGACAGTAAATTTATAACCATCGAATGAAAATGATATCCTCCGCTTTTCAACCCCGATGTTTACCAATGCCTCATATATCTCTTTTTCTAGCAACTTAATTGTCGTAACTTTTTGAGAGGACTCCATTATATTTTGCTGATATAAATCTGAAACGATGAGAATACCCTTAAGCATCGGTTTTATCACTTCTTCAAAATAGTCTTTTATTTCTTGGTCAGAAATCATTTTCAAAACCTCCTAGACTCAATCCGGTCCAAAATCTCTTGATATGCATCGAGTCTTCCGGAGCAATAAGCTTCCGTCTTCGTGGCGTGCTTTTCCGCCTTATTGAATGTGCCGGGATCCGGCGCCAGTTTTTGACGTTTGAATAACCGAATTGAAGCATTAAGCCTTTGGGTGATCAATTGTTTTTTCATGGTTAATCCGTATACATTTTGACCGAATCATTGCCGCCGATCGAATAAGTCAAAACAGTAACAGGCAAAAATCCTTCATCATCAGCATCCCAAATTTCGATATTTTTATCTCCAGCGCCTTCGTTGATGAGCAACCCAAGGGTTTGATGCAAGTCTTTTACTGTCTTTCCATCTGATATAATAAAATTGCTGGATTTATCAGGATTTCTTTTCCCAACAATGTTTTTTAAAGCCAGATAAAGCAGATCCCATGAACCCCGTTTTACTCGATCGAAGTTTTCAACCTTCCCTTTCTTCCATGTTTGATTCTGTTTTGGTGCCCATTTACTCAACCAAACAGAATATGAACCTTTTTTACCTTTGCTTTCCTTCGTCGTTTCACCGTCATTTGATATAGTTGCAATCCCTAAAACTTTGCTTCTTCCTGGGTTGATTGCGCTGGCAAGTTCAATCGTAACTTTGATCATAATGCCCTCAGTTGATGATTAGATGAACGATAGGTCCCCAGAATAAAATTACGGAAACGATTATCAAGGTAAAACCCAAAACAGCCCACCAATTGAATTTTTGTTTCATTGCCTGGCCCCCGGCTTAAAGTGCTTTTTATACTGTTTCAGGATCTTAATTGGGAATTTTAGATTTTGTTCATTGCTGACAACTATGTCACCATCATTCACGCTGGGGTTTCGCATGATGAAAGTGAATTGGCAACCGGGCTTAAACAGCTTACTGATTTTAGCCATGTGCTGCTTGATTTCTTCTGTCACTTCGTTGACAGTTTTCACCTTTTTGGCATGTTTTCTCAATTGTTTTTGATTCATATTTCGGCACTCTTTTCAATTTCAAACAGCCGTTGTCTACCGATAACGGGAAAAGGTCTTTCAATCGGCTCCATGTCTTCAAATATCCATGCAAATCGGCCTGGCGTATAGTCACCGAAAACCAACTCATAGGGATCCAATTGTCTTTTGATTGCTTCTTCTGTTGGTATGCAATCAACCAGGTTTCCAATTGCAAGCGCATATCCATACGGCCAACTGTCAATTTTAATCATGGGATGGCCAGCAACTGCCTGTCTGGCTAATCCTTCATCAAATTGTTTTCCTTCAAGTCTGTGGAGTGCAATTCTTAAACACTGGCCGGCAAGACTTCCTTTGATCCCTTCTGGAATGATTTTCTTTGCTGAACAGATAACGAGTTTCCCTCGATACTTCGTTGACCATGATCTTGTTTCAATCTTTTTGGCTCCACTGGCCATTAATGACGCCCAGGGCTGCCATAAACTAATAGCCTTCATGATTTCTTTTTAGAATAAGTTGAATAATGTTTTCCGCAGCGGTTACAGGTATAAAGATAGACTCCATCAAATCTTTTTTCACGTTCATATTTTCCGCCACATCTCTTATGTTCAGTTGGTTTCATGATACCCCCTGCTTTGGGTGCATTATCTTTTCTAAAATAGATTTTTCGCTTTCTTTTATTCGGTACATGACATGTTCGTGAATCAGATTTTCTATAGAAAGGATCAAATATCGGACTTTTTCGCTGGCTTCAGATCTTCTGATATCAAGAGACAATTCATCATTATCTTTTTCAATTTGCTCATCCGGTTTCATATGGATATCGGTCAATCTTCCAGTCTCATCAAGTGTTATTGATTCAATTTCGTGGATATTATAGGCTTTGCCGCTCCAAAATATTTCCTGATCTGCAATGATGGTTATTTTTGCACTATGCATGATGATACCTCAAAATTCGGTCTTGGTTGACGTGATTTTTTGCTTGGTATAACTGTCCCCAAATGTCGTTTAATCGCCCGAGAAACGATTTTCTATTAAACTTAGTCTGTACTGTCGGTTTTGTTGTCGCTTTTTGATTCAGCCCCGTTGACCAGATCAGCAATATGCTGTTTCAAAGGGATGTCTTTATCAACCGCCTGCCGCTTAGCTTTCTTTCTAGTTTGCCTATCAACAACAATCCGGGTATCTTCTGTAGATTCCATTTTTTCCTTTTCGTTTGTTTCAATTGTGCCGTTTTTATTAATCTGGACCATTATGAAAACATTGTCAAGCTTTTTATTGATTTTTTTTAAGAGGAAGGGGCTCTGTAATGTTCGCGGCATCACAGAGCTGTGTGTGAGGATGGTTGGCGGGTTCCTTGGCAGGTTATTTCAGTGGAGATATTTTTTTCAAATAGGCTGAAATTCTCTTACCGATCGAATTCTTACTGGCTAACCATGGCCATTGTTAGAAGGTAAATTCGATATATACGTTTTCCATTTTAACCCTATGAAATATTTAGCTTTATCATATTCGACATGAATATGAGTTCTGTGTACAATAACATCGTAATCAGGGCCTAACGCTTTTCTTAGTTTGGCCGCTATGGCTGGGAGCTTTTTCTTTCTAAAGTATCTGGAACGCAAATCAACCGCGTATCCATAAGGATGGAGACTGGGCGGTGAATGAATACCGCCAACCGTTTCCGTCACAACCAGCACTTGATTATTTTCTTTCCAGATCTCATCAGCTGAGATCAAAACCGGTTGCATTTCGATTTGCAACCCGAATAAAACAACACCTTTCTTGACTTTCATATGGTTTCACCTGCTCAGATTTGGGATTTAAAAGGTAAAAAGCTGAAAAAATTTGAATCGGGTTTACGTGCCTTCGGTGGAAAAGACTATCCGATCATCAATGGAATGGCGCTGAATCAGACTGCCTTCGAGACTTCAAAGGAATATAGAAGCAATGCACGCCGGCAATTCACATTAAGAAACAAATTCACTGAAAGATCAATTCAATTTGATAAAGCCCGAGGTTTCAACCCAAGGAATCAATTTTCCGTTGTCGGGTCAACCATGAATTATATGGAAGAACAAGAATTTGGAATTACTAAAACAGCAACCGGCAAACATGGGGTTGCTATTCCAACGACAACCGCATCAGGCGAATCAATCGGAACCCGTCCCCGGCGCCGTGTCGTTGCCAGATCAAAGAGAAGGGCAAATATTAAACTCACCAAGAGCCAGGTTCAAGCCCGTACAAGGAAACAACATATAACCGCTACAATCAGAGCAACTGCCGCCAAAGGATCAGGTAAGTTTATTTATCTCCCAATCCAGAGAGCGCCTGGAATTTACCGGGTCACCGGAAAAGGAAGAAGGGCAAAAATAAAATTAATCTACGATCTTTCACGCCGGTCTATTAATCTTGAAAGAAGACCCACTTTGAACCCCGCCGTCAAACAGATTGGCCCCCGGATACCGTCCTTTTATAAAAAAGCATTTGAAAAGCGCATGAAAAAGTCATTCCGGTTTTAATCATCTGTTATGTAGGAAAGTAAAATCTGATTAATACATTTTAAATGTTATCAGACCTTAAACCACGAATAAATTGTTTAATACCTTCACCTATGATATTATCAATAAAATCGATAAACCAAGGTTCTATGATTTTGTTCCAAAACTTCGACGTATATTTCCATTTTGATAAACCAAGAGTAACGATGATACCCAATCGATACATTGCGGCCCCGACATATCCTTTAATCTTGTCGTTTGGAATCCTCTTAAATATCCAGGCTAGAATAATCGCGCCAATACTTCCGGCACCATATGCGAAAACTTTGCTTGCTACAACTGCCATAATTGTTTCAGTCATTTTCAACGCTCCTCAAATTTGAAATAGATTTTTACTACTTCGATTAAACCAAGGAAAAATTCAAGAGCAATCAACCAAGCGACAACACTCTTGATTAACTTCAAAAGTTTTTCTACGGTCTGCCGGTTTATCTTGCGCTCTGTCGATACCAAAAACGCCGCGACAACGATTAAGATAATGACAAGGGTCATTATGGCCGTGGTACGATTCAAAAACGGCGTCAATTGACTAAAGATATCAGTTGGCATTACTCTTCCGGTTCCGGCTCAATCTCTACCGGATCAGGTTCTGGTTCCGGAATAACAGTTTCATAATCGTCTGGAACAGTGATTTCTTTTTGCGCGCTCAACTTGTTCCCCTCGTCAATATATGATTTGATTTTGTCAAAGTGCCGATTGCCAACTACATTTGGTATTGTCATGCACTTATCTTCTGATTGGAAATAACCATTTTCTAATTGTTTGAATTTCATATCATCCTTTTATAATTGAGCATCAAAATCTAAGGTTGCACTTGCATTGTTTGACCTGATTATGCACGCCTCGCCCGCTGTCAAAACAGCGTCCACAGTCAAGAAAATAGCACATCCTCTTTTTGTAATCTGGTTGGCTGACATTGCTGTGCCATTGCCTGAGACAGCATCAGCTTTATAAAGTATTTGAAAATGAGCCACATTGCTTACAGCCAATGTTGGTGAAGTTCTCATTTCAACAGGAAATGAGTATGCAGCTCTTGTTTCATCTGCATCTTTGACCATTGCTGCAGCCAAATTTTCTGTCACACCACCAGCGCCTTCCGACCCAATAATAGCCCGGTAAAAATAACGTTGGCATTTTCTTAATTCTGTTTCTAAATCACGCGGAGTAAACGGAGCAATTTGAGATCCGAAGACAAAACTCACACCAGTGAATTCTATATAATCACCGGATGTAATTGATACATCTCCGGACCCAGTAATGTCTGTAATTCGCGGGACTACGCGCAATCCAGTTATGCTATTGCTAATCTTTTTTGTAAGAGAAAATAATTCCCAATTTCCACCACCACTATGAACTTGAGAGGATGAAAAGTTGCCCACGCCGGTTTCAACCCCTGTCAATCGAACATTCTCTGATTTATTTGACCTAATATAGCAAATAATAGTTACAGTTTTATTTTTAAATAACGAAAAATCTTCAATGATTTGTTGAGATCCCAATTTGCCAACCGACGTTGATGTTGCTATATATTTTAAAGACTGTGATCCTTCCAGAATATCAGGTTGAGATGAGGTAACAAGTTCAACTGTTGACGTCACTCCGTTTAATATAGTTTGCCAGAGATCCGTCCCATCATAAACTCCATTAGTAGTTGCAACCGCCCCCGCTAATCCTCTTTGATTTACCCGATGATCCCCGTTTAAAATCCAGTTATTAGGTTCACCCCGACCAACTATAGGTTGATTCTCAAGAGTCGCAGTACTGACAATTGCATGATTACCATTTCCCGAGCTGTCATAGGCAATGTTGGATGTGAAATCTTCACCGTTTAGGCGGAGGGTTGTTCCTATTTTATGAAAATCGGCATCGGCTATAGTAAACTCTACGACTTCAGCATCGCCATTATTGAATCTTATTGCACCTGTATCTGTGACTAAACCGGTCCATTCTATTACATTCCGTCCTGCTTGTAATGCAACTGCGCCCTCGACAGTCAATGGAGAACTCCCACCAACCGATTGAACTATATCTATATCAGGTGCTGTTCCCGATGTAAGTGTGCCGGTAAAAATAAATACATATTTTTGACCCTTCACTATGCTTATTTCATCGGCAGAAAAGGCCCTTGCTGCACCCGCGCCTGTCGTTGTTTTTATAGCATGAAAACCATCTGCGCTGGCACCGTCAAATGTATCGTATGGTGCACCACCCAAATTTGCAAATGTCGTAACATTCTGTAAAATATTACTTCCACCCTCGTCAGCAAAATCAATAAGCGCTTGGGGATTACTGGTTATTGATTTTAATTCGGCAGCGGTTAATTCCCGGTTGAGAAACATTTCTTGGAATCTGTTACCATCGAATGTACCGGTATCACCTGTTACGTTTCCGATAAAAAGATCACTACCCACGTCAGTTGTTATTGTACCAACCGGTGTCTGAGTAACTGTTATCGGAATATTTACACCATCAATGTACATTACCGGTTCGTTTGAAACATTCGAACCATCATAAGAAAAAGCAACTATTGAATTTTTATTCAAGGTAATTGCGTTTGTTGTATTGAAAAGTGCGTTTGTACTCGAAAAGTCAACTTTTATCCTTAGTTTACCAGTAGCATCAAGAAATCGAAAATCAAAACCACCTTTTTCAAAAAATCTTCCAACATCATTCTCACCAACTGACAACGCATTATACTGACAAACATATGTTTGACCATTTACCCAACCGTCTGAAAAACTCGCATCATCAGTGATTAATAAATTTCCAGTGAGCGCATTGAAATTATAATAAGGTTTCCCTGCTTGCTGATTGAGAATAGTGAGAGAGTTTAATAGTTCATTCCCGCCAAAATCTATATCAGTTGCAAAAACAGGATTTACCAGAGAAACAAACAACTCTGCCACCGCCTGGTAATATTGCGAAGCTGATTGATTCTCTTCCGATCCGTCTGGCGTAATACTCGCCTGGTTCAACAAATGAGCAAGCCATCCCCACATATCTCGCAGCCATTCTTTTTCGAAAGGAGTCCCGCTTTTGTCCCCTACAATGACATCATTTTTTACAGTTCCGTCGAGATTATTCGCGTCAGTATCGGATTGAGTCGGATAAAGAACATTTAATTTTTTTGCCATCTCTGCCCCTGTGTGTTAGAATGGTTAAAATCATGGGGATTTATGAAAATTTTGATATTTTTGATTGTGCTACTTCCTTCAAATGCTCTTTGTCAGCATTTTGAACCATTTTCAGATCAAGACATCATCCTTCAATCTGTTTTTACTGCTGTGACTATCATTGATTGGGCTCAAACCAAAACCTTTGTATCTAAAGGTATACATGAAACGTTTACACCGCTAGGGCCAGAGCCTTCACAAACTAGAATTGACACTATGATTTTTGCCGGTATTATTAGTCATGCTTTTATTACTTATGCACTGGAAAAAGAATATAGAGCCATTTGGCAATCATTGTTCATTGGGTTTGAATTCGAAGCCATATGTCATAATGATAATAGTGTCTTAAAAAATTATGACCTGAAACCGGTTTGCAAAAATTTTAAGCTTTCTTTGGTTATTAATTTCTAAAAGTAATTATGCGTCATACCAAACAGTTATCCATCCACGATTGTAAGGAGTTAAATTATAGTTGGCTGAATCGAATTGTCCTCCTGCTGTGCGTTGAAGAGTAAGTGCCCCACTTACAGGATCAAAATCTGCCATTCCTCCGTCTGGTGGATCTCCAGTCGTAAAGGCATTATTCAGCGGCAGAAGCCTGGTTGCAACGTCAGCCCGTATCATCACGTCAATACTTCTTACAGTAGTTCCAGGTGCTACAATCGTCACACCTTTTGTAGCATCCGTGTCCATATCCCAATCACCAATCTCAACGATCCTGCATTCTAAACCATCAGTGGCCAGTCCATTCTGGTCCTTGACGCTTTGTACCTCTGTAACTGTGTTGCCATCACCTTCTATCGTTTTATTCGTAAGTGTTTGAGTATCGTTTTCCCCAACAATATCACCTGATGCACCATGGGTTGATGTGACTGCAGCATGGGTTGAAATGTCATTATCTATTTCAGTATCAACTTGAGCCTGTGTATAAAAGATATTTAGAAACGCTGCCATGTATTGCGACGCCGCTTCGTTTTCTTCCGATCCATCAGCAACCACACTGGCCAGATTAAGCAAATGGGAAAAAAACCCCCAAATATCAGACGTCCACGCTTTTTCAAGCGGCGTCCCATCTTTTAAAATATCGTCAGTCCTATTTTTAAATGTTCCATTTGGGTTATTCGCGTCAATGACAACCTTTCCCGGATATTCATCTTTTAATATTTTAGCCATGACATTCCTTACACATAATCAATTAATAAGCCTATCCATTGCTGATCGGGAAAATAAGTTAATAAAAGCCTTTCAAATTCTGTCTGATCATCTAATGATAGCGTTGCATGATTTGTAAAAGTCTGTCCCCCGACATAAATAAAAAACGGCCAATCGTCTGGATCAGTCGGTAAAACATATTCAACTGGAATGAAAACAAATCCCTCAAGATGCGCGCATTCTGATTCAATACTTCCGCAATCACTATCCGGCGCCAAGAGATAAACGCCATATGTCGGACTTGCTACAGTTGGACCTTTATTAACCAATAATAATCCGCCGCCTGGCAGTGGATTATTTAGTGCATCAATATAATCAAATGGATCTTTTGTCGTAAACGATCCGCCGCCTGTGTCAGTCCACCATTGATGGATGAAAACATCTGTAAAGCCAGCATCTTGGATTATGTCCTGCAAATAGTCAAGCCCTTGACCGCCTTGCGCTTTCCATATGGCCGCTATTCTATCCCGTCTTACCTGTTCGGTGCCGGATGAAATGATATTGAATTGATTTTCCCATTTTGCAATCTGTGTTGTAGTGTCAGGGAAAATGTCTTCCCATATCCCGTCAAAAAAATCTCTGACATCAGAGGGGAAATTTGTCAAGGCATTGAATAAGCGTGTTAAGAATCTATCCGGGACAATTCTATTATCGTTGATAGGTTTCAAATAGACAGATGAACCGCTTGTTACCGATGGATCCCCGCTTGTAAATAAATCCCCGTCATTGGCCGTTATTCTGAATTCAGTTTGAGGAACCGGTACAAGTCGCCACGGCAACGCTCTAGGTAAAATATGTCTATAAATTCTTAAAAACAGACTCATTAAAACGTTATGATTGTAAGTTTAGATTTTTCGCCTATACCTAATGAATAAGCATCTATCGTAAAGACTTCGCCTGTTTTTATTAATGTTGCACTTTGGAAAGTCCCTCCGGCTGCGGTGACAATATCATCGATTATCCCTTCAATGTTCTGTAAAGTGATTCTATCGGTTCTCGGTAATGGAGTTACACCTTCAATAAACGGCGCTCTGCCTAAAAGATAAGTTACTATAGCATCTTCTATTGATGTTTGGACCGTTGCTTCATCTTCAACCGTTAAATCAATGACATTAATATCAAAACCGATTCTATCAATAGCAAAAACGTTTAGTTTTGCGTTGACCGGCTTTCTGGTTTGGTTGCCTTCTGAATCAAAAGTGATTGCAGTTTCTACGGCTGATAATTGTGCAGAGGTTGGTATCCCGTCCGGGGATCCGGAGCTGGCTGGCGTCGCTTCCGCATAAACATCCACGAAACCAGGATCACCGGTATAAGGAAAAATACCAACAATGCCCGCAACCTCCTCGCCCCAAATTTCATAATCAACACCCGCGCCTCCCTGTGGTTGTTTTTGAAATCTATCTATAACCCTTTGCCTGTATTGGGCTTCTGTTTCTCCATCTGCAGCCGTGACAACTTGAGAATCAACCGTTGTGTCTCTGGCAACATTCGGAATTGGATTAACAAAGGACACTACATCACCGGGATCCATATTTCCGATTGCTCCGGCACCGTTTCCCCCCTGGGTGTCGGATGTTGCTTTTATGTTTCCTTGTTTTATTGCAGCATCCAAGACAACCGAAGCGGTGAGTAAATAATTGACGCCGTTTTTATTTGAAGTCAAAAGCGTTCCGGCTGTTATGGATCCGGTTTGAACTTCAACTGTTATATCAACCAACAATTCTGCTTGTGTCGCTCCAACTGGATCGCCAATTCCGATCAGTCGGCCCCATTCGATCAAAGGCGTGACTTTTTTTCCAAGGATTTCCGTTTCCTGAAAGGATGCAGTCCGGACGAATAACTGCAGAAATATCCAGCCGCCGTATTTATAAAGGAGGATGAAGACGCCTGCGATGGCTTTGGCAATTGTCCGATTGAATCCCTTTGGTAAAATAGGGATAGTTTGATTTAGAATCGCTTCAAGCTGGGCGATTATATTATCGCTAATGTCTTTGACTGCCGGTGTTTCTATCGTTGTCATGCCGCTTCCGCGCTTTGTGCTTGCCAATTAAGTAAGAAAACGGTTGTGATATTTTCACCGTTTGCCGTGTGCTGAATTTCTATTTTCAGTTTTCTCTGTGATGTTATGGAAGCTGAAACGGTTATTTCTTCAACCGCTCCGATATCAAGCATCCATTTTAAATCAAGGTTTGCAGCATCTTCAATTCTAAGTAAATTCCCGGAGGTCATCGGGAGACCGCGCAAGATATTCTGAGTCCGGCTCCGATAGTGCAACGTCGGATCCTCTTCAACCAGGTTCCCCCACCAATTTTTTATATTGCCCTCTGACCCGTCATCATCTTCATTGCCACCAAAGAGAGAAAGATAAAAAGCGGTTTCAAATCCCCCAGTCAATTGGGTGACTCCCCCTTCAATATTTATTTCTCCGCCATCGATGGTCTGGAACATTAAAACATCGCCTTGATCTATTGTCATGACGGAACCTCGATTTCACTAATTTTTGCCGGTGCTATATCTGCTGTAGTTGGGGACCCGGTGGTAACGGTTGGGGATATTGTCCCGGCACCACCACCACCACCTACTACAGCAGTTGTAATGTGAACATGCGTATTATGTTTAGTTACAAGATCATCATGGTCCGTTTTTAATTGATTGAAAGCAGTTTGAAGTGCAATAAATCTGACAGCAAAATCACCGGTGCCATTAAGCCTCAAAATCCCGGTTTTCAACCATCGAACAAACGCCTTAATATTACCATCTGCATCCCGGCTGTAAATGTGCCTTTCCCCGTCATCCACTGATGAAGCATTTTTGGGATCGACATATCCAACTGCAACCTTACCGCCTCTGGTCTCAAGATCTAGCAGCAAAACGCTATCACCTGGCAACGGCTTTGAGTCATCCCCAGGGGAACCGAAACGGGTTGCGTAATTAGTATCGCCTTTGTATATTTCGGCTTTTACCTCTGGTTCTGATACCTTCCGGGCTCTGATAATATTTGAAAGAACCTTTCCGATCCAGGCCATATCAATCCCATGGCAAACTTGTTGGTATCTCGCCCGTAAATGATCCAGGCAAAACAGCTTTGATTGTCAATTCGTCCTTGTCTGATCTCGATCTTTCAATATCTTTTATCAGAAAAAGTGTCTCTGTGTAAATCATAGCGCTTGGAGCTAGAACATTGATGTATTGATCAGTTCTTATTAGTTCATCATCCTTGTTCCGCCAACCTGCGATAATGATTTCAAGCGATATGGTTGACGAAAACATCCGTCCAGCTTTGCCTTTAACTTCTTTTTGGAGATCAGCGCCGAAAAGTTCATTTTGTACTTTGTAGACAAACGGCCTGTTATCAGGTTGATCTGAAGGAATGGCCTGATTCTCTATGGTAACTGATTCAAATTCGCCACCGATTATTCCAGGGGCAAGACCGGTGATCGAGGTATAAAAATTCTGTGGGTTGAAATCAGGGATAATTGATAGAACAGGACTTTCTCCTTCTCTAAAATTAGCAACCGACTTTTTGTCAGTTGATGCCTGTTTGAAAACCAGCTTGCCTATAGAGTCATCTGAAATGATTAACCCCCGATCATTCGCCAACTCGATTAAAAAATCAAGTCCTTTTTTACCTGGTTCAGCTGCTACACGGTCAAACTGTACCGCTTCGGTCGATTTATAATCGATTTCAATACTGTAAAAGATGATATCGTTTCAGCGATTTGTCTCAATGTTTGGTCATTATATTCAATGGGGAATTCGGTTGCTGGTATCGGTGAATCACCCATCATTCCGGGTTCAGAATAACCAGTCACTAATATTCCCTTTGGTATTTGCACGGATGAATCCGGAGAAACCAGCCGCCCAGTCAATTCTATTTCTTCATCAATTTTTATTTCAACCGATCTGAATCTCATTGGTTTAAAGAGATCAACGAGCGCTGAATTATCCGGATCAAACGGTGCTGTGAATTCAAACGTTCTGATACTGTCTATACTCTCAGTCATTTTGAGATTTTCCCAAAATTTGAAAGTCTGGCCGTCGATCGTTATTGTCACCAGGTTAGACATAATAAACCATCTCCCGCCCTTTCGGTATTTCCAGAATTTCGGCTCCGGTCAAATTGTTCGATGTGATAATAAAATCTAATACAGGATCAATCTGCCCATAAAACTCGGATGCAAAGGTCAAAATCGTGCGAGGTTCAGTCAAAACTATTGACCGCGCTTGGTTGGTTGTGAAAGATATTTGAATCAATCGTCCGGCTGTTATCGCACTTGCTTGTTGCAATTTTTGGTATGTCTCGCCAGTGTCTATCAGATCATTTGTCCCGGGTCCCCGAGTCGGACTGATATCTTGTGCAAGCCGTTCTCTGTTTTCATCCGCCCAGTCAACAAATGAATCTGTTTGATTGATCAAGTCTTCGGTCGCCGTCAATACATCGGTTGAACTTGTGAATTCCGCAGTTTCATCGATCGAGGATTCAGAAAGTCCGACTAATCCCAGGCCACCAAGTAAAGCATTCGTTGCAAATCCATTTTCTGATTGAGAATCGTTCCCAGGGGAAAATTGATTGCTGACGCCACTGATCAAATCGGAAATCATATTTCCATATGCTTCAAGTTTTGCCCCGATTGATGCGGCTGCCCTTGCAGGTAATCTGGTTAAATTGACTAATTGAGTCGCCAGTTGTATCGGGTCATCAATCAGAACGTCTATGGTCGTATCTATAAAATCGACAATATCATTAAATTCCCTCTGAATCTCTTCAGTTGTGTCAGCAACGCCTTGCAATGATTTCTGTACTTTCCCCAATCCTGAAAGCGCTGAATCTTTAAAACTCTCCCTCTCTGCAGCTGTTTTAACGCTCACTGTTGCATCGAAAAGTCCCGGGGAAAGATTGCTGAAATCTTCAATTGCAAGCAACACTTGGTCTGTTAATTCAAGAGCGCTCTCCGGAAACAATAAGCGATTCGTTTCAAAGAAGGTAATTTCAAAAATTGCTTGGTTCCCGGCGCTTTTGATATTATCAATTCTTTTTATTGTTCCAAATGGCACAACGTCAAATGTTCCATAAAGCGGATGATCCAGAATTCCGATTCCTTTTTCGTCAATTGCAACATCAAAATTTTTAGCGGTTTGGTCGTAGTCTTCGCCCCAGAAAAACAATCTAAAAGGAAAACGCCTGCCGGCTCTACCAAGATCTTGGATAAAGACACCATCAGTATCGGGGAAAGTAAAAACAGTTGTTTTCTTATCTGTCTCCTTCGATACGTCTTCATATTGGAATTCAAAAGCCAAACCTGATGGGGATGTATACCTTGCAGGTTTGATCCTATCTTGCCAGCTCATTTAAAAAGCTCCGGATGTGGCAACCACAAGTTTTGTGCCTCTCGCCTTTCCCTTGGTTTTTAGTTCCGCTCTGCCTGTTTCATCTCTGATAATAAGTTCAGATTTCTCTTTGCTTTCTTCGATTGATTTTGACAGTGTTTCAGTTGGGCTTGTCACGGCTGGTTTTCTGGGTTCTTCTCCTCCGATTTTATTAAATAGAAACTTGAAAACACCTGATATTTTACCTAGTTTGTCGCGAACAAAATCATTGATAGCCTTTTCGACATTCGTAATTTGCTTGACGATTCCCGCCCAAAATTCATTGATATCAGCGAAGAGATCTTTAAAAAATTGTTTCACTGGTTGCCATTTGGAAATTATTCTATCAGCAAAATCGGCCAAGGGTTGAAATAGCGGTTTCAGTTTTTTCCAGTTTTCAATTAATGATTTAACGATGATAATCAAGGCGATGATCGCTAAAACAATTAAGACAATTGGATTTGCAGCTATTATTAGATTTACTATCCCTATAACGATGGCCAAGCCCGCCAGTGCCCCGATAACAATCAGAGTATTCTTTGCAATACTTGCGAGTACTTCAATAAACACAGGATTTTTTTCAACGAAGGTATCTATTGATCTTACCATACCTGTTGCTTCCTCAACAAACTTTTTCATTGGTTTCTTGGCAAGATCAAAGATTGTAAGCTGCAAACCTTCAAAGGCTGATTTCAAAGCAAAAACCTGGCCTTTTAGAGTGTCCCGCATCGTTGCAGCCATCTTTGCGCTTGCGCCTTGTGCGCCTTCCAGTTTGGTTCTATAATCCTGAAGTTTCTTGGATCCTGCTGCCAGTAAAACGTTTACACCTGCAATCGGGATCCGGCCAAATATCTTATTTAAGATTTCCGCTCTCTGAGCTGTCCCAAACTTAGCAAGTGATTTATCAAGATCACCAAGGATATCGGTTACGTCCCGGAGGTCACCATTTGATTTTTTTGTTTTGACTCCTAATCTTCTAAGCGTTCGACCGCTGGCACCTGTAGCTGCTGAAAGTCTGATGAAAACATTTTTTAATGTGGTCCCGGCTCTGGATCCTTTTATCCCTGCATTGGCGAGAGTACCAGTCAAGGATGCAAACGTTTCGATCGATGCACCTGCAGCCTTGGCAACCGGTCCGCCCTCTGCGATCGATTCGAAAAGTTGTTCCATGTTCGTATTTGATGTCGTTGTAGTTTTCGCTAAAACGTCATTAACACGGGCAAGATTTTTGCTTAATTTTATGGGATCTTTGCTTGCTAAGCCAAAAGCGCCAAGAGTATCGGTTGCAATATCCGTTGCCCTGGCCAGGTCCATGGATGATGCGGTAGCAAGGTCAACCACTCCCGGGAGCGCTGCGATTGCTTGCTTGGCATTAAAGCCCGCCATAGCTAGGAAATTAATCGCGCCGGCGCTCTGTGTTGCTGTGAATTCTGTGGTTTTCCCTGTTCTCTTCGCTGCCTCTTCCAGCGCTTTGAATTCAACGGTACCTTTACGTATCTCTCCAGGAAATTTTGCGGCCGCGTTGACAATAGTCTGTTCGAATTCAGCGCCTTTCTTGATGCCATCAGCTAACGCCAAATTCATGGCGAGCAAGGCCCCCGCCGCTCCGATTCCTAGAATTTTAGTGAATTTTTTTCCCAGATTGACAACTGTTGAACCCAGGGCTTTTAGCTGGACTCTTGCTTTGCGGGTAAACTTACCAATACGATTGGCCATGCGTGAGACTGGTCGACTGATCCGGTCAATACCTTTGAAAACTGCCTCGACGCTAAATCTGCTGGCCATATCATTTTGGTTTCGTTATTTTTTTGAGTGTGGGCTTTAGACCTTCATAAAAGAATTCTATTTCATCAAGGTCCATGGTTCTGATATCCGGGATACCTGGATAATTCATACAAATTTGCAAAATCATTTCTTGGAATGCTTGGATACCCCTGACTTTTTCCTCTTGACCGTCTCTAATCAGAACGACGGTCACCCTCCTAAAAAAAGAGCAACCATCTTCATTCCAAACCAAGCATCTTTGGAATCCAGTTTTGTTAATTCCTTCGGATCCCACTGGACCCACGCGGCAAGGAAAGCAAAGGTTTTGTGCACGCTTTGACTATCCTTGTATCGATCCATAAAAACGAATGCAGATCCTTTGAATTTCTTTCTGAAAATCATCTCGCTTTTTCCACCAACCGAATCAATGAGTTTTAATGATAAATCACCATTTTCAGCTATCGACGTTATTCCGTTAGTCAGACAATAAACAAAGCGCCTTTTAATCTGCCTGAATTCCTGTCTTTCTTCCGCATCCATTTCGTTTTCATCAATATCGATACGGAATTGTTCGGCCCATGATTCAAATTCTTTTTCAGCCATCTCTTTGGGCATTTTAAGATCTGGCTTTTTGTCGGCATCTTCCAGGCTTTCGCCTTCTACATCTTCGCCGAAAGTAGGATCGGTCATATTATTGTTTGGTTAGTGTTGCGGTCCCTTCCAGTGTCACGGACGCGGTTGCATTTGAATTGCTATATTGTAATTCATCCGTAATCTGGGCAGATCCTTGATAAATTGAACCGCTTGCATACGTGATATTGATCGAAAAAAAATCATTCCTGTCCGCAAGCTCTTGTAAAAATTCCTGATCGCCGTTCAAATCATCAACATCCAGAGTTAAGCCGTCGAGTTTGAAAGGCGTTATCGTTTTGATCAACCTGGCTGATCGGTCGCCATTTGCCTGGACTTCGTTTTCAGATCCACCCAGTTTCCTATTGCTTTCTGCATCGGCTGCAACTGCAAAATAACGCCCAGACAAAGAGACAGATTCAATACTACCACCTACTCCCATGATAACCCCTTTTTTTTAAGTTCTAAGCTGCTGCACCGAAAAAGAAACCCCAATTAGCATCAACAGAAATGATGGTTGTATTTCCTGAGATTTGATAAGTAAAGGCGACATCAAGGCGCCTTGGATTGGATCCATTAATTTCGGCCTGAATGGTTCCTTTTGCTGTTTCCGGATCTGAAATAATGGCATTCAAACCGAGAGAATCCAGCATCGAAGCGATCGCGGCAACCGCGTCCTTTGGTTTTCTTGCATCCGGGTTCGTGGTCGGTTGAATATCAGGAATCAAGACCTTACCTTTCCAATTATCCGATTCAAAGATCAACCCCAGATTGAAAATGACATTCATGATTTTCACAATGTCATTGACATAGCGATAGGCTGGCGGATCCTCTCCGGTTGGATGATAAAAGGTGACCGTGTCAGACATTTCGATCACGCCGTCAATAACTTCAATGGTTGAACTTCCACCCTTGACGGCTGTGTCCCGTTCCGCTTGTTCCCACTGATCGGAATCAATCCCAGCAGTCAGTCCGGTCGCCTTCTGTCCTGCATAATCAACCGGCGGATTATTATTTGCAACTTTTGCGATTCTGGCCACTTCTCGGGCTGCCACGATAAAAGGAAGATCTGATCCGCCTGGCTCGACCAGCTGTGAATTGATCCGGTCTGTTTTCCGTGCCTCTGGCGTGACGATTGCCGTCGCAACTACTGTTTCAATTTCGCCGCTGAAAACAACAGCAGGTTTCCTGACAGTTGCTCCCCATCTTGGCTCAAAAAAGGTTGTGTATTTTGTCAGTGAAGCTGTGTCAGCAACATCCAAACAATTAACGATCAGAGTTTCCCAGATATCACCAATTTGATTCAGCGCGTCATCAACATCCGGATTTGTAGCACCGTTGACAGGCTGAGTGAATGCGAAAGTAATGCCGGCCAGATCCGCTTCAGTTCCATCGCTGTTTTTAATTTCTACAACCAAATCATTTGCTGATGCACCTTTCCATTTTGATGTCAGATCAGCCGTTGCTGATGCAGCGTCAACCGCTATCATCGGAGAATCTATTTCGCCATTGATAGCCGCTACAATCGCCGCCACCGCTTCCGCAACACTATCTCCAATGATCAATGTAAAAGCGAGACTCGGAATATTATTGATAAACACCCGGTAACTTTTCGCCGCTGTCATCGTGCCGGTCGGAGTAATATCGCCATCTGATGCAATCCCCGATCCATCATCATCCAAGGGAAAAATTGTAACGGGAACGATTCCAACACCATCGCCATTGGGAGGCAAAAGCTGTTTTACAGCCAAATGAATCGGGGATCCATACCCATAAGTGTCGCCAACTTCCTTAGCTGAAAACACTTGTTTTTTCGTATTTACATAGGTCGCCTGTGCAACCGTTGTGCCTTGTCCTACGACTCCAATTCTCATTGGAAGAAACGAGATACCGCCTTTTAGATTTTTGAACTCGGTTTTTATTCCAATAACTCTGGCTACTGCTGATGGGTCAACCGCTGTGCTTAGTACCATTTATCCCCCTTATGAAGGTATTTCTTGTTGACCCGATGTTGTATCAGGTCCACCAGATGTCCAAAGATCACCGTCATTGACTGTGATCTTAAAAATTGGCGCCGTTGGATAATTCACTGATTCAAAAATCACTTTGTTATCTCCAACACGTTTGGCAGTAGTGAATATAAGTTCAAGCGGTTCAAAACTTTCTAGTACCGGTTCTTCTTTTATTCTCACTTGAAAATTCAACCGAGATGCTACAACATTCTGCACCGGTCTATCATTTATTTGCGGTTGGAAGGTTTGTATTGATTGCAACCTTCTGCGACCTACTAAACCCTGTAAATTCAAATATGTATAGTCCGGATGCATCAGGATATTTCTAACTAGTCTTATTATCCTGAAAAGATCCTTTGAGCTTGATACATCTCCTTTGTTGTAGCCACCCGCCACGTTGTCACTGCTTGGAGTAGAGACATAAATATCAACATTGTATTTGGCTTCCCCTATCTGATTTTTGACAACGCTTCCATCTTTCATCGAAAAATTGTCATCGTCAAACCAGACATTGACAATTGGTTCAGCTTCCGGATCATTTTGAAAAACTGCTATTGGGTTGCTTGCTTCTAAAAAAACATCAAATTCCCATAAGCTTGGATCGGGCTTTCCCTCGGATGTTGCAAGCGCTTGTTGTAAAACTGTTTCAGCCGCCAATATTTCAGCAATTTTAAAATCAACGATTTCAAAACCATCTTGTTTGTCGATTAGCGGGATCGTCATGGTTGATAAGTCTCACATTGGAAAAGAATCAATCCTATCGATTTATCCGGGTTTGTTTCTTTAATCGTAAATGTCCCGGAATTACCATTAATATCATCAAATTGAAATATCCATGGCTTTTTGGTTGTATCGGGCTGTGGCTCTGGTATTGCGCTGAAACCAGCATCGAAAATGCTTTTCGTTCTCAAGGAAACTTCCACAATCAAACCGCTGACAGGCGTGCCCGTATCTGGATCAATTTTGAAGGAAACATTATTTCCCTGGCCGAATAGATCCTTATTAAGTCCATCCGGATCGGTGACATTGATAGGCCATCCAAAACCAAATACATTATCTTCAAGCGTGATGGCAAGATCTTGTTCGGCTATTTCGCGGAAGTTCATTATCCCGGAGCTGTCAAAGATTCCTGCAATGCTTTCAATTCCGTCCGAATTTCATCAGCCCTTGAGCCTTTCAATTCAATTTCCCATTTTTCAGCAAAGGCGATCATGGGATCCTTGTTCATTGAATCAAAATCGGCTTCCAAGATGGCTGTTTCTCTTTTAGCTTTGGCTTCGGCCTCCGCTTCCAATTGCCTAGAAACTTCTTTTTCGGCGGCTTCCCTGGCTTCGACTCTTTTTCTTTCTTTCTCCTTGATGATTTCCTGAGCCTTCAAGATCGCTTCTTTTTCAGCATCTGTCAGAGGGACTTCCTTTAATACCCCAATTTTAACAAGGTCATCAATCACTGCCTGTTTTGTCTCATTATCGAGACCGCTGATATTATTGATTGTCAACATTGCCCCTTCATGAGCGATCCCCATCAAAGTAGTGACCGTCCGGCCCTTCTGAACTTCATATTTTTGGGTAAAACTAGCCATTTTTTAACCTGATTAATCCCAGACTGACCGGGAATGGTTACGATACTGTAAAAGTACAGAAAGAATCAATATCCGTCGGCACGCACAAAGGAGCCGATTTGACGCCGTATTTAACATTCGCGCCGAATTCATCAACTGCACCATAAATATGGAAATCCCCTCTCATGGTCTGTGGAATCTGACTGATTCCGATGGATGCTAGACGCGGGTCAGCTGTTACCAGTTTTGAGATACCGGCAAAAAGCAGATCGAAACGAGCGTTGATATTCCCAAGCCAAACCTTATCGGTTGGAATATAAGGAACCTTTGTTCCTTCATTGGCCAAACTAAAACCGGTCGGAACCAAATAAAATTGAGGATATGACCAGAGATTTATTACCCAATCCTCGATTGTCAATATCCCATGAAAGTTGGCGCCCTCGGAATTCATCACAGGCGGCTTGATATTCATACCGTCGACACGCCTGAAATCAGCCTTTTCCTTGAACTGAGCGTTATTAAAAAGCAGTTGCAAGGCAGTAGCGCCAAAAATCGCGTCGGTAGTATTGGTCAATCCGTCTTTACGATTGAGCAACGCGCCGTCGGCGAAGTCATCAATCGGGACACCAGACGCATTTGACCAAATGGGCGAAGGCGTAATTTTATGACTGGATTTTTGTTTAAAATCAACAGTATCATTGTTGATCAAAACAACGGTCCCGGTAAAGAAAGCATCAGCGGCCTGCTTTTCGATGGATCGAAGGATTTTATCTTGCAATAAAACTTGATCATCGGTGATGGCCGCAATAACTTCCGCCATTGTGTGTTCATCATATTCAGTCCGGCCAATAGCCCGATTCAAGCGCTCATTTTCGTTGAAATTGGCGAATTCATCGTAAACGGGTGGCGTATAGGTCTTGGTGGTAAATCTCTTGCTGACATTGTTGCGGCCACCGGTACCCCGAACAATATCAATTGCCAGGTCTTCACCATTCCGTTTGATGTCGAATACAATCTCGACCGTATCCGATTTGTTGCTGTCCGGACTCTGGAACATACTTGAAAGAAATCCGGTAGGATTGGCTTTTTTCTTGAAAACCACACCCATTGCACGTCGTAAAAAATCCATCCAGCCCCCTTATTGATTGTCAAGAATACAATTCTTAACGCCTACGACATCAAGAATGGTAAAATCACGCAATTGCTCAATTGCTTTGCTTGGAACGGCTCCACTTTATTGATTGTCAAGAATATCAGTCCTGACGCCTACGACATCAAGAATGGTAAAATCACGCAATTGCTCAATTGCTTTGCTTGGAACGGCTCCACCAGCCTGAACACTGAGCTTCAAAAAGTGAACTTCACCGCCTATCAACATCCGGCGAAATTGATCCTCTGCACCGGTTGAACTTTCTTCTCTTGGCATAACACCTGAGGCTTGACCGGATCCGTCCAGGGCATCTTCAACCCACGGCACATAATCGCCTTCTTCATCGGTGATGGCAAGTGCGAATTTATCACCGGTTACGAAATCGGTTGATCCATCGGTCAGGATAAATGTCATACCGGCTACAATAACCGTCAAAGCGGCGCCAGCTGTCCCCGGCATCACAATATCGTTTTTAACAATGACGCTGTTCGGATCCTCAAGCTTAAAAGTTCCGCCGTGGGCGACAGCAACCACCAATGTGAAAAAATCATCTGCAGCAAAATCGGTTGACCCGTCTGTGATCGTGAAAGTGATCCCGCCAGCGATCACGACAATGGTCCCCGCCGGTGTTCCCGGAAGTTGGATGTCAGACTTGACAATGCTTCCATTTGGATCGGCCAGCTTAAACAGTCCACCGTGTGCGATGGTACAACTCATTGTCCAGAAGTCACCAACGATGAAATCGGTTGATCCGTCCGTCAGAGTCAACCCAAGATGATTGTTGGAATAGGCCACGCCTACAGTCAGCGGATCAAGCAAATTACCATTTGGATCGCTTACGCTGAAAATTTCAGATCCTGATACCGTGGCGTCGATACACAATATAATATAATCACCCTCAATCGCTTCAGATCCCATAACGATGGCGCTTGATGTCCCGTTACCCGTTCCGGTAAAAACATTCGCGCCCGTTGCGGCCCCGCCTGGATCTGGGTCAGTGCATGTAAGTATCCAGTCTCCGACCTCCGGAATGTCACCGACAGTTATCGAATAGACTGTTACCGTACCGTCACCAGTGTTCCCGCCGTCGGCAGTAATGGAACCGACCTTGCGACCCAAAGCGCCCGCGCTTGTCGCTTCAAGATTCCAACTTCCTGGAAGAGGAGGTCCACCGGGAGCAAGTGCCAGGCTGGTCACGGTTCCGTTTCCAGTGTTTCCGCCGTCAGCGGTTATGGCACCAATGGAAACCAGCAATTTAGCCATGATCACGCCAAGGGCAAAAGTGAGAGCAGATGCAAATTTCAAAACCACATCTTTGTACTTCGGATTAAAAACCTCCAGCTGGAGATTATCATTATTTGTAATTACTGGGTTGACCATTACGCCTCCAATGTTGCAGGTTTGCTACTCAGAGTCAGAGCCTCATTAACTAGATCTCTTTCCTTACGCCTCTACTCTTGCAGGTTTGTTACTAAGATTCAAAGCCTTTTCAACCAACTCTTTTTCCTTCGCCTCTTCTGACAATTCTGTGTCATCACCACCGCCAAGATCGTCTTCGGGATTGTCATCTTCCCGGTTTTTCAGATCCGTTTTTTTCATCCCGGCGGACATGTAACCAGCAATTACTTCTTGGCTTGACAGGCTTTTTCCTTCTTTCAGACATTCAAGCGCAAATTCAACAGCGCCTGTGTTTTCTGCCATCGTGACATGACCCTTGACCTGATCACGTTCGAGCGTTCGCCCCTCTTCAATCAGTTGGGCGCAATGCTCAGGGTATTCCCTTCTCAGTTCTGCTAAATCCATAATTTCACCTTTTTGTTTTAGGTTAACATCCGAGCCACGCCCAGACTCTTTTTCAAGTTTGCGACCTTTACCGGAAGTCGCCGCCGGTGCTGCGTTTGAAATCCTGTCCGGTGCTGGTGTGATTTCGTCAATCATGTTCATATTCAGGGCTTTGTCTGCCAACATCGACGCACCCTGACCAAAGTCTTTTTTTACAGTGTCTTCAGTAACCTTTTTTTGAGTAGCAGCAGACCTGCCCTCTGAAACCATCTTGATTGCTTTGTCTTCAATTTCGTCCAATTGCTTTATAAGTTCTTTTTCACCCTTAACTGTAAAAGCGTCCGGGTTTTTCTTTGGAGCATTCGAACTTCTGACAATTTTCGAAAATTTTGAATCATCGAATACACGGGTTTGTACTCCAAGACCACCTATTTCATTTCCATCATTAGACGATATGATTTTATCCGCCTGAGCTGCCAGGATAAAAGAGGCTGATGTTGCCATGCCTACAATTTCAGCAACAACTGGTTTTTTAGCTCCTGCGATAGTCTGTACGGTTTCAGTCAATCCAATCCAATTACCACCAGGACTGTCAATTACAAGTTTATGATCAGAGATTGAATCATCGCTTTCAGCAGATTGAATGCCCTGAACTATACTATCGTAAGTGGTATTATTATCTGCGAAAAGGGAAAAGAAAAAATCCCTTGTTTTGGTAAGAGGTCCTAGAATCTGATGAACTGCGGTTTTTCCCTCTGCTATAAAATCCTGATCATCTTTCGACCCACGCCGACCGTTAAAAAGCTCTTTGACAGACTCCTCTGATAGATTCGTCTTTTCAATTTGCTCTAAATATCTATCGTGCCAAGCTGGATTTATCAGCGAAATTTCCATATTTATTTTCCGTTTTCTCTTAAATTATGGCATGTACTTTTATTTGTCAAATTATTTTACGGAAATTTTAACAATGGCTGCTATTATCCCGGCAATTGGTATGATTATTGATGCAAAGAACCATTTCACAGCCTTGTCACGGCGTCGAATAGATTTATGCACAATGTCGAAGCGTTCTTTTGTTTCTGTTTTCTCTTCATCAAGAGATTTTTCTAAATGCTTAATTGACTGCTCATTAACAAGCGCTCGCTCTGATATTTTATCAAGGCGTTTGTGTACACGCTTTATCTGTTCGCTGATCTCTTTTTGCCCGTCAAGCAGCAATTTTAGCATTTCAATTTCTTGACTCATGTCGATTTAAAAATTTGCTTCAATTATTTGTTTTTATTCAGGCGTCTTGCAATTCCAAATCAAATTCAGCATAAATCGGAGTATCGGCTGCGCTGGTTTCTTTGCACTGCCAAAAAACTATATTTCCAGCTTCAGCCGATATACCACCATTCAAATACTCTTTTTTGTCTTCTGGTTTGTCCATTGAAATCGAGGCATGGTATTTTTCTTGTATCGTTCCGTCATTCAATCGCAAATTAAATGAAAGGCTTGCATTATTTCTGTTGGTCAATTTGGCATATGTTGCTTTTAATCTTCTGACTTTCCCAGCTTTGCCGACTGGAACAATCTGAACAACCGAAAATGTCTGCCCTTGCCCGATTTGGATAGCCTGGTAAATTATCGCCCCGGTTGCTCTATCAACGATTTTTATTATTCCGGCGTTTGTGTTGCCGTCCCCTGATGAACTTACTTTTAATCGTGTACTTATTTTTGTCAGACCCGATAATTGAACACGGTTTTGCCCGTCCATGGGAATTTCTTCAGCGATTAAATTATTGAGACCATCATATCTAGTGATGGCTATTGTTCTAGCTCCCGTCCCTAACAGTGTGTCATCTGGAGAAGTCGATAAAAGATCCATTTCAATAGCCGTATTCAGAAATGGAAATTGACCGCCAACGCTCCAAATCGTTTCCTCCCCGTCAACATCAATATTTTCTCCGAATTTATTTATTGTATAAAACCCTGGCCCAGGATCATTGGGCCCCCCACAATTTCCAGTTCTGTGCATTTTTAATACGGATGAAATTGAATTGAAATATCGGCGGTTTTTGAACCTCCACCTGCACACGCGAGTTTGGCCTGAATTTGCGTATTTGCCGGGATTATAACAGTTTGATTCGGTTTGGCTGCGATCCTTACTTGATTTGTGGTCCTGGCAAATCTAACTTTTGATATTAGAGTCTCAACCGCAAAAAGATGCAGTTCAAAAACATCATTTGCGCTAGCTGTGGAAACCTCAATAAAATGAATATCAAAATCATCGGTAATTGTGTTAATAGGGACAATTTCTTTAAATGCTCCGAGCGCCCATGCTCCCCCAGCGCTAACAACTTGTACATCGGCGGCCAGGGTTGGAAAGACATCGCCTCCCGTGTGATGATGCTCATCTGTCGTGTGTGCAGAGGCCGCCAGAGAATCACCATCATGAGTATCAGTTTTAGTTCCGATCACATCACGCATTACGACATTTGCAGCCGAATCCTGAGACGGAACCACTTGAAAAGCGCCGGCATTCCCTGATTTTTTCATATCTGGACCTCAACAACGGCGACTTTATTTTTCGCATAAAAATAGAAATCGGCTGCGGCACTGTGATTGAATACAACCTCTTCATCAATTGCAAGTCTTCTGCCAATTGCGACCCCAGTCGGAGCGGGATTCCCAGTCTCTTTATATGTAAAAAGCAATTGATCTTGACTTTCTTTATTGATGAAATTTCCGGTTGTTATCGCGGTCGCGACTTTTTGCCATGTGTTAATCGGGTCTATGTCTACTAATACAGGATCAGCCATCGGCGGTAATCTCCATTTCTTCAATCGTTTCAGTAACAAGATTCTTGACGATATCGCCCAACATCTCAGTTAGTAAAGCTTTTTGATCAGTTTCGGCGGCTTGCTGAGAAGGGTTTTTCATTAATCCGGCATCAATCAGCGGTTGATGGGCTTCAGCAAGTTGTTGATTTTCTTTTTTAAGCTGTTTCACGTTCCTGGAATATTTCATTCCGGTCAATTCGCGGGTGGATCTTGCTTTTGTCGAGTATCCTTGTTCGTCTTTTAGCTTGTAGGCGTTCGTTTCTTTCAATGGGTCAACGTGGGGTTTTATAGCTCCAGACCAATCTGAATCTGTCCACGCCCCAAAGATTTCAAATTTCCTGGGATCGCGCCATGATTCAAGGAGACCATCGGCTTTTATCCTTCCACTAAGTACCATTGAAATCAGCCAATTCTCATAGCGTGGTTTTGAATAATTGGAGGAAAAAATTGAACGCTCTTTATCCAGGAACAACTTAAATTCAGAATTGGCTTGACGGGAACTGGAGAAATTCGAGGTAAAGGCAAGTTTCAAGACTTCCGGCGGGATCTCGTTGGCCCAGGCAACTGCTGATATGATCGCCTCTTCAAAGACATGAAAACCCTGGCTTGGCCGTTTGGTATCAAATGATACGGGTTCTTCATCTTGAGCAAGCTCATCAATTGTCATGCCGGGGATCCATTTATCAATGGCAAATTCCCTGGTTGTACCATCGCTGTCTGTGACGTCAACGTTATCTCTTCTTACGGCCCCACCTTTTAGCGGTAGTGTCCCTGGCTTATTGCTGCCTTTTTTAACGAACATGGCCAGCATGGAATTGACAACCGCCGCCCGCTGTTCACTGTCTCGATATCTATCGATTTCATTCAGGGATTGAGCGATCAATCCAAGCAGAGGTATGCCCCGGATATCATCAAGAAGACGTTTCGATCCGTACAAAAGCCAGGCGATTTTTCTACCAGACTTCGGACCATTCGCGGGCACCCGCTTTGAAATGACTTTTGTCCCCTCTATTTTGTTGATATAAAAAGCAATGTGCCTGCCGTTCTTATCTATTTCAACACCGTGCTTTATTTCATTTCCGCGTTTTTCAGCCGCTTTTTTATGGTTTCCCTGAACTGGATCTTGAACGTGTCGACCGTCGATCAATTCCGTAATTGGTAAGCCAGTTACAGGAGATTGGCGAATAACAATCAAACAATCACCTGATAGATAAGCAGTTCTTTTAGCGACGGCCTGTAGTTCGCCCTCTGTATTTTGTCGTTTCCAATCAACTAAGTCTTTGTTATTCCCCCATATCCGGTAGAGATTTTCCGTATTTTCAGACCAGTCATTTGCTTCATCGTCATCAATAGGCAGCAGGCTACTGACAGGAGTTGCTTCCAGACTTAAGCCCGTGTTTATGATATTTGTCACCAGGCGGTTAATGAGACCAGCCGCATATAGATTTTTTGTGAATAACTCAACCGATTTTGCTCTTAATTCCCAATAATCAATGAATTCATAATAGGGAGAAGCGCCGCCATAACCCCCGGGGAATTTTTCGCCACTAAAAAGAGAATTGAACAGATTGGATGTATAGAGCTGGAAAATCGTTTGCTTTGCAAGGTCGGCGGCTGAATGTTGTTGCTGTGGTACGGTTGGCTCTGGCTGTGGTTCTAATCTGGTTTTTTTGGGAATAGGAACAGGCTTTTTTGATCCGTAGAGATTTGACAAATGAGAAGACATACTGCGATCAATTTGTGTTTCCATCACCAGGCCGGTCTTATTTGTTGGGATGCGCCGTTGCATCGAGCCTGCAAGGTCGCCCTGCTATCCAAAAGCTGATCAACTGTATTCTGGAGAGATTTTATATTATCCCGGCTAACTTCCTGCCGGGTCTGTCCAGTATCCAAAGTATAGCTTTTATGCGGGTTCGTGCTTAGGAACAAAAGCGCCGCATTTAAAGCGGTGATCTGTGCTTCGATCGCTGTTATCTGATCTAGTAAGAATTGATCTGCCATAAAATTCAGAATCATTGAAAAAAAATCTTTTGTCAAGCCGCCCGCTGATTTTCTAACCAGGTCCAAAATTTATCATAAACGATACCATCCAAACCGAGTTCGGTTGTGCATATATTAAAAGCATAAAAATCAAGACCGGCCATTCCATAAACACGGCAAGCCCATGCGTGGTTATCAGGTTTGATTTTTTGCCAATAAAATCCAAGACGTTGTTTGGTAATTTTGTGCTTTTTTTCGAATTTCTGTTCTGATTCATACATTCTGAAAAAATCATCCCCATAATCGCTTGGATAATTTGGGTAGCCTACCGGCTGTTTTTCTCCATCGTTCCAATCTGATCGCAACCAAGCTGCAAGCCTGTCCTTATATGTTGTAATGTTTAAAGAATAGAACGGATTTCCAAGCTTGTTTTTTCCCTCCATAAATAGATTTTTATAGGTTTTATTCACCGGTAAGGTGTCCCTGTCAAAAACCGGATAAACACCCATTTCATATTGATTGCAAAATTCATAGACAAATTCTGTACGATAGCCGGCATCAATGAAGGTGATTGTTACATTATAGATTTCATTATCATCAGCTTTCCAAGTTTCTTCCTCGATAATTTTCGATAATTTCACCCAGGGTGATTTTGGATTTCTTAAATCTTCTGTGTCGCCTCCTAAACTTCGCCAGTCAATAGAATACGACCGCCCATCTCTACACCAACCAACTATTTCAAGGTCAATTCTGTCCTTGTGTATATCAGCTGCAAGTGTTAAGATTAGTATTTTTGATCCAGTTTCAAGAAGTATCCTACTGTTTTTTATTTCATTTCTTGAATATATTGCTCTCCTGTGTTGCACAACTCTTTCAAATTTTGGAGCGCTCCCGCGCTCTTCCCATGTCTCGCCCTCCACTGTATTTTTAAAAGATCGATATTTTTCAATATCTTTCACCCTTCCATTTTTCACATCCCACCATCTAAGCCAGCGTTGTACCATCGATTCCCACGAAAAGATTCCGACCGGAGCAAGGAAAGAAGGAATGTGATAGCTTTCGGTTAACATTTCAGTTGGTGTTGCCGTAGCCACCCATACCCCTCTTCGTAAAAACCAAGTTTTTTCATGGTTTTTTATCGGGTACCCGCAATGCTCACAAATATAAACAACACTTTCAGGTATTAGATTAAATTTTTCATCAACTTTGAAATCAAATGCGAACTTATCTCCATTTTCTTTTACACCCTCCCGCCTAAGATATTGACGTTCGTTGCAGCTCGGACATGGAATAAAAAACTTTTGTTGATCTCCAGTCAGATAAAGCGGTTCAATTATTGACGTCTGTTTGACGAGAGGCGTTGAAAGAATAAGAATCTTTTTTGTTTCGTCAAATGAACTTGTCCTATTTTCAAAAACCTCGATCGTGTCCGCATCATCACCGAGTGCTGCTGGTAATCCTTCCACTTCATCAATAACCAGCATTCTGACTGACATTGTTCGGGCACGCCTTGGAGATCTTCCACCAACTGAGAGTATGAATCCGCCAATAAATTCTTTCTTTTCTGTTGTATCGCCGGTCTTTTTCTTATTTTGACTTTTGATTTTTTCTTTCAGGTCGCAATATTGAATCATCTTATCGATCTTTAATTCGACAGAATCTTTGGTCAATTTTTCATCAGCATTCACATACATCACACCGCATGGATAATGATCAATCGTGTATCCGATAGGGTTTTCAAGTAATCCAGTAGTACAGCAAACCTGATGCCCTTTCATTACAATGATTTTTTTAACCGGTGATTGGGGCCCCATTGAATTCATGGGTTTAACAAGATATGGGGCATAATTATTGTCCCACATTCCCGGTTTACTGGTTAGTTCTGGCGGTAGGTATCTTTTTTGCTCTGCCCATTCTGAGATCAACAAGCGTTGAACTTCATCCGTTAATCCATCAACGGATGATAGAATCCAATCAATGTCAGCATCCATTCAAATCTCAACTATTTTCATGATCGTTTCTTCCGCTTCCGTTTTTGGAATTTTCTCCTGTGTACATCCGGCATAATGGACTTCTTTGGGCGTATCTTCTCGCAATATTCCTTGATATCTGATTGCATCAATGACAAATTTTGGGATGAAATTATCTTCATCGATGAGTCTATGCCGTTTGCAATGGAAACTGACACTAACTTTTGAGTCAAACGTTTGAATGCCATGCGCCGTCGCAAACTCATACTCAGTATTTGATTTAGAGTTGGAAGCGGAAACGGTAACACGATTTCCAGGCTTCTCTTGTCTGATTTTGACATGGGGATTTTTTAAAATTCGGTCAAGCTGGGTCTTTGTCACTTTCATTTTGACAATGTGTGAGATTATTTGTTGCAGAATTTTGATTGAAATGCTGCCCTATGTATAAAAGCATCTGTGTAAAATTCAAAAAAATAAATAGCTTATCGCCTACTGTTCCTTCTTCGCCGCTTAATTCGGTGACAATATATCCATTTTCAGCTTCACAAATTTCAAGTGCATTCGCCATATCTATCCTATTATTTGAGTTTTGGGAATTGTCTTACCATTAAATCAACCGGAGTGAAATCACCTTTGGAAACCTTTTTGAAGAAAAATGGTATTGATTCTGATTGCTTATTTCTCGAAAATAACGCTTGCAAACACAATGATTGAGCCCAGCCGAAATTCATTGTGTTTGCACTTGGCCCAGTCTCAGCTCCGACAATTACCCAATCAATTCCAAAAATATCAACAATTCCTAGATCTTCAAGTAAGGGCTCAAAGGATACAAATTTGATAGCAGCTGGAATTCCTTTCAGCGTTTCAATTCTATGAATGGTTGATCGATCTTCGACGGTCACACCAAGCCAGATATTTGACGGCCAAAAGTCTCTTTTATTCTCTGAGCCCAATGCCAACCAGTTCGAAAACCTCAAAGCATTTTCAGGTCGTTTGGTAAGGATTTGAAAAATATGATGTGGATTATTTATCGCTAATTCCAAAACTTCATAAATGAAATCAAAGGGGATCCAGTTATGAAATAAGTCAGCCATCGAATTGACAAAAATCCTTTTCGGTTTTTTAGGCAAAGGTTTTTTAAGCTCTGATCTCCAGATAAGTGGCGTGTTGAAATCCGCCAAATACTTTGGATGTTTCTTTCCCTTGAGTCGCCTATGCATTCTTTCTGCAAAGCAATTCTGACAACCCGCGCTGATTTTCTCGCACCCAGTCACGGGATTTATTGTCATGTCTGTCCATTCTATATTAGTGCTCATCTATTTAACTCCAAGACTTAAGTGTTTACAAAACGTTACTTAAATATGGCCGTATCCATCTAAGAATTCACCATCAATCATTTTTATCATTTCCTCACAATCTGGCAAACGTTCAGATGTACCACCATCTCTTTTCTTCCTTTGCCAGAATTCAATTTTCAAATGAGTCGGTGAACATGGATTTATTTCAACCCTGACCATTTTTCTATGGCACAATATCCAAAGTTTGGATAAGTCACAAAAGTCCCAGTTGCATAAATATTTACCGAACAAAACCTTTATGTAACGCGGATCTTCCCAATCAGTTTTATCAACGTTGATGGGGCAGTTGTAAATCCCGCCACCGGAATAGCCAATTATATTTGCAACCGTTTTCCCGAGAGATGACATTTTTTGCGTAGGTCTTAAGTTTCTCTCAACCCATCCAGCGTGGTCCATATATGCGTAGCTCATTTCTTTCTCCATTCACATTTTTCTAATTCCATTATTTAACTCCAATTAAATTACCTTTCTAAGTTTATCAATTTGCATCCGTGCCCATCTCGGTTTAAATTCCATTTGTTTTCCGATCTCATGAAGCAGGGGAATGTTGATTGCGTATTGTTTGGCAGATAGCTTTTGATAAACCCAGATCGGCTTGTATCCAAATTTACTAGCCAGCTCTAACGCTTCGCTTACCGCCAGTCCCGATTGATTCTTTTGGTACTCTTCTCCAAGCTTATTGATCCTGTCGACAAAACTTCTTTTTTCAACTGTGGGGATTTCATCAGATTGATAATCTTTGGCTATCAGTTGAAGGTCGATGCTGAATTCAAATTCTGGTTTTTCTTCTTTTTCTTCTTTGAATTCACAACCTTTGCAAGTCGACTTTTCGCAATATTGGTATCCGATATGTTTACAGATTTTGTCTGATTTGATAGCCTGTTTTCGTTTTAGGTCCTTATTGCCGTGAAAATTCCATTCGATTTCATCCACATAAAAGGGAGGTACCCCGGGGAATTTTTCTTCCTGATGAATGTCAACCAAGCCAACATGATCGCAAAATATTGAATATTCTTTTTTATAGGTAATAGTGCCAGCTGCATTTCTTTCTTCATATGGTCTGATGGTTCGTCCGATCATCTGAAAAAACAGCGCCCGTGATTGGGTCAGTCTTAAAGATGCTCCATACTCAACCGGTGGAATGTCTATTCCATACGTTGCAATATCACAATTCACAAGTGAGACCTGCCGATTTCTGGCCGCTTCTAAAAGTTCCTTTCTCTTTTCATCCGGACATCGCTGACGGTTCCCTTCGATGCAATAAAAATCATGGCCATGCGCTTTGAATTGTCCGGCTAATTCGTAAGCTGCATCTACTGATCTGCAAAATATCAAAGCTGTTTTTCCCTTTCCATGATCTTCATAATGTTCCACCGCTTGGCCGTAAATCTTTCGGGCTTTTAAAAATTCATGGTGCTGAATAGCGTCAATTTCTGTCCCTATCAATTTTAGTTCATCCATGGAATCAATCGGAGGAGCATAGTATTTCAAAGGGACAAGAAACTCAGCCTTTGTGAACCATGGTATTGATGGACCTTGGATCATTAGATTCCAGGGAGGCGAAAGACCGGCCCCTGATGTCAATTCAGGTGTTGCTGTGAATCCCAAGGCTTGAGAATCAGCAGGAAGATAACTAATGATTTCGATTTGCTGTTCAAGTGCAATGTGGCATTCGTCGAAAATTAAGAGCCCTGGCCAGCGTTTGATTTTTCCTTCCCGGACACGTCTGATAATTGTTTCCCTCGAAATGACATGAACATTAAATGCTCTGCTTTCTGCATTCCGACCCTGGATTATGCCATGGGGAACTTCATGTTTTTGCAAATGCTTTGACGCTTGGTCAAGTAAATCGATTCTAGGAACAACAATCCAGACAATATTACCGAGTTCATAGGCAAGACGGCTGATATAAGCAAAAATCACCGTCTTGCCGGTACCGGTGCATAATTGGATTACTACACACCGGTTGCTTTTCAAGGCTTCTCTTGACTTTTCAACGGTGTCAAATTGATACGGCCTCAGAATCATTAGAATTTACCAAACATAACATTGATCCCGGTTCCTTCAAATGATTTGATTCCTTCTTTTTCCGCCGCCTCTGGTTTAATTCCAGATTCAATCATATCGACAACTGAAAGAAATGCATCTTTCAAAATCTCGTTGGCCTGATCCAAGGAATAGGAAAACCTTAGCTTTTTATCATCTGTCCGATACATCAGCCGGCAGTCAATTCGATATTTCTTACCATGAAGAAAGGGAGCGAGTCCCAGAGAAATTACTTCGGGGATTGTGATTTTCCCTTTTTCCTCTTTGTTTTCTTCCTGGTTTGAATATTCGAAAATCATTGCCCCGTTGTGTCGGTCAACTCCCTGGCTAAAATTTACACGCCTGGTGTCGGTCAACTTGGTTATCATTTCCAGCAATTCAGTTGATGATGGATTATTGATTCCCTTGTCTTTATCAGGTGCCAATATATCAAGACGATTTTCATCAATGAATTCAGCAAATTCAATCTGTGAGAACGATTTTTTGTTCTTTTCCGTCCAGATTTTCCATTGCTCTGACAATGGGCAATCATATTGTGCAATGAAATCTGACCACCCTGGATCGGACAGTGAATGATGATTGAGAATCGCCATAACACTGGTCGACTCCAGCGAAGCGAAAATTTCGGTTCCTTCTCCTTTGTGTGTGGTGACATACCGATTGAAACTGGGCACATCTTCAAAAAAGATTTTACCGGTTTTTCTTTGTGGTTTTTTTTGCAACTTTTCCAGATTAAGTAATTCATAATCATCAGGAACGATTGCAAATTTCTGGTTGTCGACCTCTTCAATAATCGCTATGAATGGCATTTGGCTACCAACAACCTCACCGGTTCTTTCTTCATTGTCCATTGGCAGACTCCTTCTTTTTGAAATCAATCACATCGTCAAGACGCATCTGATCAGGATCGTTTTCAGTCAGTTTGTTATCTTCAGTAACAAACATTTCAACATCAGGGATCCCTTTAACTGGAGGTTTGGGCGTGAAGGAGGCGGTAACAACTATCCCTTTTTGCCCAGATGGCTTCCATTTTATTTTAATGGTAAGTTCTCCCTGCTTTCCGGTCTGTCTTACCGCCGGGATTATCTTCGCCTGGTGATCATGCAATCTTGGTAAAAATTCACCAAGACCATATTGCTCCAAGTTTTTACAATTTCATCGTTTTTCATGTCTCCTTTTAATTCAAGATTAATCAATCAGCCAGGTTCTTATGATGAGCAACAACCACTCTTCAGCGTGCATGAACACGGCTAATTGATCTGATTTATCTGGCTTTGTTGACATGATTTTATCGCACTTTTTACAAAGCCAGGCGGTTAGACGATCATTGCATTTTTGAGCGTAACCTTTTCCAAACTCAAATTTTCTGAACGTCTCTAAATGTCGATAACATTCGGTTTTAGTTGTTCTATTACATCGCCGGCAATAGAGTTTTTTAGGCTTCTCAATTTGGTGAATGTAAATTCTGGATGTCTTCTTCCGTTCCTTCTTCTTCGGTCCCGGTTTTAAGTGCGCCATCCAATTCACCCAAGATTGTTTTTATTTCTTTTGCCATTTTAAATTGACAGGTTTCAAAACCGAATTCAAATGTTTCTGAAGTTGAGAGATGTGCTACTTCTGGCGCTGTAATATCTGACCATGCTAATTCCGCTTCTGTAAGTGTTTCGCTCGTATCGGCTTGAAATGGTTCTGTTTCAAGCACCGCACCGTTTTCTAAAGTTTTAAACTCTTCTGGAGATTGGTTAAAGATATCAAAAATATTACCTGCCTGATTTGCTATCGGTAACGGTCCACCGAGAGAAACTTCTTTAGGATCTTCCAAGTTTGACAAATCGCTGTCCATTGCCTCTTCAGTTGCAGTGAGACCCATTTCTTCTTCAATCGCCTTTTCTCTTGCGACATCTGCCGGATCCGGTATGTTAAATTTAAGGGGAATTCCAAAAGCTTTGATCAATCCTTCAATGACCTTTTCGGATTGGTATTTTCGTAAGAGCTTGGCTTGTTCTTCGTTCCTTTTTTGTGCCTCTTCTAATTTGGTTTCTGTCTCTTCCCTCGCTTTTTTTTCTGTTTCGGCGTCTACTGATGCCTTTTTTTTGATCCGGTCCATTTGCTCTTGATGGCGTTTCTTGGCATCTAATTTGTTTTGGTTTGCAACCGTTTCCTTCCGATCATCTTCTTTTTGTTTTTCAATTCTGAGACGATTTTCAAGCGGTTCCATGCGGGAAATGATCCGATCTCTTTCGTTATCAATTTCCTTTTTTTTCACATTCAGACCCGCCTTGGTTTCCTTTGCCTTTTTCTGGACTTCTATTCTCAAATCTTTGACTTTCTGCCAGCCTGCAACAATCAGCCTGACACTGTCCCGGTCTTCAAGATCAATTGTTATATTTTTGTACTGATCCTCCAGATCTTTCAAGGTCGTTTCTGTCACTCCCAGGGAGATCACTTCATCTTTTTTCGTTTCTTCAATGCTTTGCATAACTCCTCTTAGAATGGGATTTCATCATCATCAAATTCAGCCACTTTCTGAGCAATATCTCGCTCATTTTCACTCGGTCCGGACAATTGTCTTTCAATAAGTCTTTTTGCTTGTTTTATTGCATCATCGGCTTTTTCGTTTTTATCAAGTTCGATTTCAATTCCAAATTTTTCATGACTGAAATTACCAGTATTAATTAACTTCTCATAAAAATTCTTCTTTGCTTTCATATTTCCTCACATAAAAGGGACAAGTTCGTTGACTCGTTCCCGGATTTCTTCAGGTGTGGATCCATGGCAGTACTCACTGACTAAAATATCCAAGACCCGATTATAAACCTCTTGAAATTCTGTTTCATCCATATTTGCAAAACTGATTGATTTCGTTTCCAAATAAGCTTGGCCATCAATCAAAACAATATCGCAGAAACCAGCCAACATCAGCACCTTTTTGCGAAACATTTCTTTTTCGGTGAAAGCCTCTTGGTTCTCCCATACAACGGAAATCATTTTGAAAAATTTCCTGTGAAATTGAGGGTTCCTAACCTTAGACGCCTTGACTCGGATGAGATCCCCAATCTTCCAAGTGTGTACTTTTTTGATGTCATCTTCTTCATGGGGTACTAGAACACCGCCTGGACCTTTGATAAAAAACATTTCAGCCATTATTCCCTATTGGTCAATGTTGAATTGTTGAGAGAGTTTAATCAGTTTTTCCGGCCAAAGTTCTTCAAAAGAAGGCAGATTTAATATCCTTTTCAATTTAAAATATACCTTTTTTCTGGTCCTGATTTTCAAATGCATTTGATCGTGACAAATTCTGCAAACTGTTATCAGTAAAGAATCTTCATACTCCCAAGGTTTTAGGTCTTTAATGTATTCCTTATGATGAGCATGCAATTCGATCTCGCTGTTACCGCAATATTTACAAGTCCAGTCATCCCTTTGAAAAATTTCAAGCCTTTTCCTCTGCCATCTTGGATCTTTTAAAAGCTCTTTATACTCCATAAGGGTTTTCCTGTATTGATAGATTCGCAAATTTGGTATATTTACCGGTGAATTGTAGTCTGACTGTTTTGAGTGACCCGTTTCTATTTTTTCTTATAATTGCCTCTGCAATTCCTTTGTCTGGTGTTTCTTGGTCGTATACCTCGTCACGATAAAGGCAAATTATAATATCCGGATCCTGTTCGAGGCTTCCAGATTCTCTAAGATCGGAAAGCATTGGTCTTTTATCAGATCTCTTTTCACATTCCCTGTTGAGTTGAGAGAGAGCAATAACAGGTATTTCCAAATCAAGCGCCAGATTCTTTAATGACCTGGAAATTTCAGCAACTTCCTGTTCACGGTTAGAGTTGGTTTTGCCTCTCAATAATTGAACGTAGTCAACAAAAACCGCGCCCACGCCTTCCTTGTGTCTCTTGCCCAGTCCCTTGACCTCATGCACTAAATTATGAACGTTGCTTGTTTTGGAATCAAAGAAAATATTACTAACTGATAATTGATCAGTTGCATATGCTAACCGATCCCAATCTTCTTGCTCAAATGCCCCGGTTTTGAACTTACCCGAATCAATTTTCCCCTCAGAAATCAGCATTCTGGTTGCCAATTGCTCGTTGCTCATCTCCCTTGTAAAAAAAGGAATCGCTTTTTTTGTGTGCCTGGTGGCGATATACGAAGCAATATTTAAAGCAAATGCAGTTTTCCCCATCGACGGCCTGCCAGCAATTAAGATCAGATCAGGAGCATTTAAACCACCAATCATTTTATCAAGGTCAACATATCCCGTGGGAATTCCAAATATATCACCCGGGCTCGCTGACTTTTTCTCAAGGTCTTGATAAACATTCCTCAACGTTTTTTTAATATGGACAAGGGATTTACTTGTCCGTGATTGGATAATGTTTGAAATTTTCGTGTCAGCATCAATCAATAATTCATTAATGTTTTGCTCTGGATCCTTGCATTTTCTTCCTAAATCCATAGCCAAGGCGATCAAATCTCTGGCAGTTGCATGTTCCCTGATGATTTTGGCGTAAAAAACGATATTACCGATTGTCGGATTGCATTCTCTTAATTCATATAAATATGCAGACCCTCCGATTTCTTCTAACTGGCTCAAAGATTTTAATTGATCAGTTATTGTGATCTCATCGAAAGGTGATTTTTTATCTTCAAGTTCGATCATCGCTCTAAAAACATGCTGATGTGCAATCGTGTGAAATGCATTTGGCGAGATGATCGCAGCTACTTCTGAAAGTCTGGAATTATCTTCCATTATTGCGCCTATCACGGCTTGTTCACCTTCAAAATCTTGCGGTATGCTTGATTGTTGCATTAATTAACTCTTAATGATTTGGGCATAGGTGTTTTTATTAATGATTCTGTTTTTTTCGCCGCTGATTTAATGCCTTCCTGCCTGGATTTTTCTGATTCTGTCTCTGTTTTTACTGGGTTCAAATACTTTGGGAAATTGCTTGGCCTGAACATTGTGTCCGGTGTTATGTATTCCTTCATTTTTGGATCATTATGCCACTTGTCAAATCTGCCTTTAATTACAAACTTGAAATCTTCAACTGAATAGCCTTCTGATAATCTGCCATGGATTGCATTAATTATTGACGTTGTGTTTTCTTTGTATTTTGTTCCACACGTTTGGTTGAAAAATTGAAGTATTTCTTTAACCTTATCTTTAACCTTATCTTTATCTTTATCTTTACGCCCTTGTAAGGGCGCTATAAGCCCCTTATTATACTTTTTAGTAAGGGAATATTTTTTTAAAATTTTAATGACTGAATTATGAGCCCTGTTTTCTGGGTTTAAATCTCCGTATTGAAAATCGATGAATCCAGGAATAAACCATTTTTTTCCACCATCAAAAACAATAATTCTTTTATCATCCTTGTTAAAATATTCAAGTGCATCATCCCTGTTCACTTGCATATCTTGCCCTAAATATATTTGAGCAATTTCAAAATCAACAATCCAAATTCCAGCGTGATCACAATCATGATATAAATAATCCCAAAGGATCTTATAAGCCCCCTTTAAGCCCCTTATAAAGGGCTTTTTATATTTCTCTGTATCGGTGAACCTTTTAGCCATAAGTTTCATCCATATATATTTTGATCTGTTTTTTGACATCTACAGATACGGGTGAATATCCGTTTAGTTGTCCAGCAAATCCAGGATAGGACAGATCAATGCAATTGTCTTTTTTTATATAATTTTGGTAAAACCATTTCAACGACTGGCCTCGATCTCTTAATCTTTGTCGGAAATTTTCTATCATCCTCTACCTTGTTATTTTTAATAATACGTTATTATTACTTAAAAGCTCTGTCAAGAGAAATATTAATCTAAGAACAAGACGTCGTTTCACCGCACTGAATACAGGTTTTACAGACACCGGTCTGAATCATCTGATCAGATCCACAATGAATACATGGAGTGTTTCCGATTTCTATTTTTCTATCCTGATATTCGATCACTTTTTTCATTGCTTTCTTTATTTGATTGATCCCAAATCCATCATCAATCAATCTTTTATAGTCCAAATCTGATAAGCGTTGGGTTATTTGATCAAGTTGATAAACGGCCATATCACCTCAAAATTTACTTTTGCCGGTTCCTTCAAGTTCTTTTTGAATCTGATCAGCTCCAGGTGTGTCAGCTTCCGGGAAAAGATCATCAGCCTTTGCGCTCCCCTGTTTCAAAAGCTTACTTGCCATTGATAACCAGGCGAACTTTTCCTTTATCCACATTTCCGGGGGAGTATCACCACACGCAAGGATCACTCGCTCATTTGAAATGTTGAATTCTTTCTCATAGAAATCAAGCCAGGTTTTTGCAAGTTGTTTGCGTTTTTCAGGCGGATAAGCTTGAATCAACAAGTCTTCAACGATATCTTTCGCTTTATCCACTGCCGGGCCTGGCAAGACTGCAAGAAGACATTCACGTAGCCGCCTGGCTGCAACATTCGTATTGTTTTCGTAGATGTCTCGTTCCTTGCCAAGCTTTCTTGGTTGTGTAGCCGCGTACTGTTCATGTTTTACAATAACTGTACGCGTTTGCATGGTGTTCGATTCAACGTCCCAAGCATAGACGTGCATTTCAGATTGAGTGTGCGATCTGGACAGTTCTTTGATTGAGAAATGGATATTTCCGACACAACCGGCTACCGCCCGGGCAAACTTGATTGTATAATCGGTTATGGGTTTGTTGCCCCGTTCATAGCTATATTTGCAGGCATCAAGGAGGGCTTCTGAGCTTTGGAAAGTCTCTTCCAACTTATGGAAAACCTTTTTCATGTCCCGTGGGAATTCCTTCGCCAGTTTGGCCTGCATCAGAACTTCTGAAAACGCCCGGGCCTGTTCAATCTTTGTCCCTTCGCTGGCTGTCTCTTCAAAAATCTGAATAGTATTTTCTTTATCACTTGTCATATCAACCCACAAAATTAGAAGGGGGGAGTTGGATGTTTTTCCCGCTTTCCCTCCATAAGTGTAAACAATAAGGGTGCCTATTCACGTATTCAGATTTTGCAGGATGAAATTGCAAAACGGTGTCTTCTTCATCCCAAAAAATCTTTTTGACTTCACACATCATTTCCCAAGACGGATTCATTTTTCCATCCCTTGTGGTGACGGATACGTGTTCCCATCCACCACCATCAGAGACGATACAAGTTAACAAAAAACCACGAAACTGGATTATAAAATATCCATTATTTCCATAGGAATCATCGGTTCCCAAAATCGGATGAGCGCGATTTCTATATTCATTTGGTGCGCTAAACATTTCTATTTCCTGAATTGTTTTCCATTGAACTGGCCCAGTTTTTTGCCTTGCTCGTTTTTAAAAATCCACTTGGTTTTGTCATCAAAAGTTGATATTTGGTTCCGGGCCCAATTCAGGAGAAAAACCTTGATCCTTTCACGTTGTTTTGCAAGCGGACCTGTGCTTTTCAATTCATCCCCGATGTCCGCATATTGAACGAATTTCCTTTCAATATCCGGAGGGACAACGATTGTTCCAATCGGATCCGGCACCATCCTTCTGATATCATCGTAAGAATCCGGTTCAGGAGCTTTCCGGCCATCAATGTGCCTTGTCCACCATTCCTGATACTTGTCAATCATCAGGCTATGCAGGCGTTCATTTTTGTGCAAAAAGTATTGATGAAATTCGCCCATTTCTGCCAATGTCTTGGCCCAGGATAAAGGAGGGATTTCTTCTGATTCTCTGGTTAAATAATAACCGCTGTGATCATCTTCAAAGATCTCTTTTTCATACTGTTGGATTTCCCAGCCAATGGCTTCATATTCATCCGGGCGTTTCGGAAGCACTAGAACGGACACGATCACTTTGTCGAGACCTGTTACAATCATACTGTGTTGAGCTTGGATCTGAATCTCAGCCGGTACCTGATCAGTGAGAGGTTCCCCCCATCGATCGCGGAAATTCCAAAAATTGGTCAGTTTGCCTTCGTGTATTTCGCCGGATTCGAAAAGCCCGTCAACATAGCCCAGAAGCTTTCCTGTGGGAGTGTTCGCTAAATCCGGAGGTATGAAACCACGATCAAAGCCACACAGGAAAAGCTTTTCGCGTTCAATGATTGGGGATTCATGGGAGTCTGAGGCAAGACTGATGATTGAAGATTCAAAGGCCTTTCCCCAATTCAATGGAGCCCCATATTCTTTTTCCTTTAGCAGGTATCCTTCAACCTGGTTCCAACCAGGTGCAACCTTTTCAATCCAACCCTGGAAAACGTCAAATTCTGTTTGATATGGATTAAACGTTGATCCATCCGGTTTTTTCAGGATAGCTGCACCTTTGCTTGCACTGATGCCTATAACTTCACCTCTTTTCATCTTCCCTCACCTCCATCATTTTATCGGCATAAAAGAAAGCATCGTAAGCCAGATCCAGACATTTTCTATGTCCACCGCTATGATCTCTAATTTTAGGGCCAGGCCTAGATTCCCTAACAATGATCAAGGATTGCATCGCTTTCGCTGCAAAATACTCTCTTAAGCTCATCCCTTCATTGCCTTCCGCCGGAAATCCAGTTCCATAGGATGTCTTTGGGAATGCTGATTCGTTTTTCATATTTGCCCGTTTTGATTGTTAGATAAACCGTCTAGGTTCATGATTTTTTCTGCCCTGGCCTTATCTACGATACAAAGCCGGTCAAAAAGTCTCGCTGCCATGTTTTGTGATGTTTCGCCTAGCGATCGAGCTTTGGGATCATCAGACATTTGAAAAGTATTATCGGTCTTATCAACTAAAATCTGAAATGTCTTCCAATCTTCTTCGGTCGTTACTTCCTTAACGATATCAGCTGATGCTTGCTGATGTCTTCTGAATTCGCGTTTCCGTTTGTCTTCGCCTTCGGCCAACAATTGGCCTTGTGTCCGGATTATTTTAAGCCTCAGATCTTCCAAACGCTTTTTTCTGGGATCTATAGGATCATCAATGTTTTTATGATAATTATAGACAGCGTTTGCAAACTCTCTGAGCGAATCATAGCCCTTTTCTTTGCAAATCTTGATAATCAGGTCAATCCGATCAGTAGACATTGCTAGACATCGTTTGACAAAGAATTCTTGTTTCTCGTTCATTTCTCTTGCCTGCATTCTTTCAAGGTGAATTCCAGGAAATCACGAATGACCCTGATTCGATCAATTAGTTTCTGCCGCCTTATGATTTCACGGTCCATAAGCGTTTGTAGTGTCATGTTTCCTCTGGAGGAAGGAAATTGATTAGGACTAATGTTTTCATGGTTGGTTAGTAGCTCTTTTTCATTTCTTTTAAGATCTTGACCAAGGCATGAGCGTTTTTTAAAGCATGGTTTATGGATTTCTCATCGCTAATCCCGTAATCTTTTGCGTCGAACATCCTCTTAATCTCGTCCGCTTTATTGTTGATTTCAAATTCGCTTGATATTCCTAAAATCATCTCATCCCCTTGGTTTAAGTTAATTATCCGATTGCAATTCAACGTTAGCTTTGTTTACCCATACTTCCCGATCACCATTATAATGATTGATTTTGACTTTTATCTTATGCTTGATGTCAATAACAATCCCTGGGTAAGTGTTGCCATTAACGCTTTTATAATAAATATGTGATCCTGTCTTCATGTCTAATCCTAGTAAAGTTTTGATCCAAGGGGCAAGTTTTAACATTCCATTTCTCTCATTTCTCGTCCCTGGATATTGAACATCATGTGCTGATATTTGAAGTATTTCCATTCCCGTCTTGTCAATCCCTTCTGTCTGTTTTTCATCAATAATTTAAACAAAAGATCAGCGCGTTTTTCTTCTTTTGCATTTTCACCTGAACAAGTTTTATATTCATAAGCCCTTGTGGCCTGTCCAGTGAATCTGCAAGTTTTATAATATTTTTTAATTTTGTTCTCCAGTTCGGCTCTGTGTGTGCCGTCTTGATTTTTAGTTCAGTTTAAACATTCCCTCTTCAATGTGAGCAATCAATGTTGATTCCAGGATGTGGTTGTCTTTCCCTTCGTAATCAACTGTCACTCTTCGCTTTTCGTCGATTTTTACAACCGTCGATGTTACTCCTGACTTGATCAATGTGATTTTATCGCCTAGTTGAATTTTCATTTTCTTTCCCCGTTTCGATCCGGCTTGATTGCCGGTCTTAATGTTCTATGTTGCTTTAAGTATGCCACAATTGAAAAAAGAGAGGAAAAAGGCTTGTATTGCTTTAGTGGTAAGGCTTCGCCGATCTGAGACAAAATAAATTATTTAATAGAATCAACCACTTTCAACCAAGAAATCAACCAAGTAACACGATTGAGAGGATTCTGGACGATCCGTGACCCAATATGGCCGATTATGATTGATTGTTATGCCGATGGCCGGTGATTTTGATCGACTTTAATTAATCTTGTTATCTTCTTCAGAAAAAACAGAATAATAACCACTTTTGATCAATGTTATCAATACAAACCCTCTCAATATAGCTTCATTTGTAGCGTGTAGCTGTTTTAGTTCGTTCCCATCAATAAAGTATTCACACCAGAAGACACCATCTTTTTTATACCACATTAGATCTGATTCACCTTCAGCTGTCTTTATTGTGTCCGGGATTATTTCACCGAGCTCCTTAATCGTAAAAGCCGGAAAGCAAATTCTGTAATAGCCTTCTTTTTCAAATGATAACCAGCGCTTTTGTTTCCAGTGTGGATTTTGTGCGCTACTTTTCCACCAACAAACAGGATCGTGACGGACACCCAGAGAATGCAGGGTGATGCTTTGCGAGAATGTTGCAACCTGTTTTTCAAATCCTTTCATTTATCGTCATCAATCCTTTTTAATGATTTTTTGATCTCTGACTTACAGTCTTTGAGGATCCTAGAATTTACTTTCCTGATTTCCTCTTCCATCTCGACACCAACAGTCTGACGTTTTGATTTGGCAATTGCTTTGAGTTGATCAACCAGAGATCTTGGCGCGTCTTCGACCAGGCGTTTGAATGCTAGATCAACAATTGCAAAGAGAGTTTCACCGGTCGGTATTTTCTCAATAAGTTTCTTCCTGTCGGTATCATGCTTGAGTTCTTTGTTTTTCCAGTCTGATAAATCCCGCATTGCTTTGATATAAGTCGCAAAGCCTGCAGCTGATCCGAATCTGATTGCTACTTCCTTGACTGTCAAAGATTCGGCTTGGTCATAGGGGATGCCGGCATTAAATGCGACATGTCTGACTTCCTTGAGATCTTCACCATTGACTTTTTTTGGTTTTGATTCCGGCGCTTTCTTTTTACCTTCCTTGGCTTCTTTGTCGGCTTCCTTTTCTTTTACGTATTCCTGTAATACTGGATGATCAAGATCGAGCTTTTTACCGATAAAACAGTCTTTAAGTCTGGTCTTGCATAGCTTTGAAACTGCCGCCTTTGATATCTCCAATTGACGTGACAATGCCGCCGGTGTGATCGTATTTTCCATTAATTTTCAATTTCGATTTTTTAATATTTTAGCAGGTGCTTCAGCCAAGCCGAAAAGGGCATTTGTAAAATCACTCTTATCAATTTCGATTCTGGCAACTTCATGGCCGTTGTTTTTTATATTCACCTTTATTAGATCAGAGTTTGCCAATTTGCTAATTGTCAATGATGCTGTTTTGTTTTCCATGACAAGATATAGGTTGATTTCTGGGTATTATCCACATTTTTTCCTTTTAACTTTGAGGTATCAATACTGCTGTGACAATAGGTTCGCCCACTATCTTGACGCCACCGGCATTTTGCATTTTTTGAATTACTAAAGATTTGGCATCTCTTTGGGCAATTTTAAAAACCTGGTTCATTTTTTCCTCTCCACTCCATGGTTGACTCAGTGAAATTTCAATCTCAACCCTGACTTTTGCATATGCGCTCACAGTTTCTGACATTTTTTCCTTTTATTTTAATTAAAAGGTTAATTGATATTCAACTTTATTTATTCGTTTTTTTGCCAGTTTGATATAATCGGGATTCAATTCAATTCCAATGAATCCCCGGCCGTTTTTCTTGGCCACCATTCCCACGGTTCCGGATCCAAAGAAGGGATCGAGCACAATGCCCGATTCTGGGCAACCGGCCAAAATGCAGGGCTTAATCAAATCCGGCGGGAAGGTTGCAAAATGAGCTTCTTTGTACGGTTTCGTTGCCACTGTCCAGACTGATCGTTTGTTTCTCATGCCTGAATAATGAATATCTTCTCTATTTTCCCTATGTTGTTTTGGTAAACCTGGCTTGCCTTCGGAATCAGTTTTTCTTGCAAAGGAATAAGCCGGATCCGATCTTCCTTTTTTATGAAGGGTTCCATGAGATCCTTTCTCGGTATCCCATCCGGTCGGGACTCTTAATTTTGTATTACCCGAAACGGTTCTTTTTCCCATAGTAGCATTATCAATATCGCCATTGACATAACAACCGCCCCTGAATGAATTGGCATTCCCCTTATCCCCTGCGGGCTCCTTGATTGCTTCATGATCAAAGTAATACTTCGGTTTTTTCGAGAGAAGGAAAATATATTCATGTGATTTGGTGCAACGATCCTTGACTGACTCCGGCATTGGATTAGGTTTCGCCCATATTATATCCTGTCTCAGATACCAGCCATCATCCTGGAGAGCAAAAGCAACGCGCCAGGGAATTCCAACAAGTTCTTTTGGCTTAAGTCCATCGAATACAGTTCTTTTTGTTTTATGATCATTTCTTGATTGTTTTGGCCATCTTCCGGGATCACGGGAGCCCGATGTCCCAGAATTATAACTATCTCCAAGATTCAGCCATAGCGTTCCATCATCCCGGAGCACTCTTTTGACCTGGCTGAAAACCTTGACCAACTTTTCAATATAGTCTCGAGGCCTTTCTTCTAGTCCAATCTGGCCATCGACGCCGTAATCTCTCAGGCCCCAATATGGTGGAGAAGTGACACAACAATGAATTGATTTTTCAGGTAAGCGCTTGAGCTCCGATAAAGCATCCCCAATTATGATTTGACTTTCCATGTCATACCGAAAGAATTAAAAAAATCATTTGAAAATCGCAGATAGATTTCAGGTTTTACCGAAAGAAGAAAAGGGCCACTTTCTGGCACTTACTTGACAATCCCTCTACTTTACTCAATTAGCGCTTGGTTAACTAAAAAAGTTAACCTTATCAAAAAGTTAACTCTCAAAAATCATGCCATACTCTTGAGAGAGTGGGCTGAAGCCTAATCAAAAT